AAACCGCTTGCCCATCCAGCGTAAGCGGCTTATGATTCAACTTCAAAATATCAAATGAGCACGTTACCGCAATCAGTGCGCGAGCACTTAGCCAAGATCGGATCAGTAGGCGGCACTAATAGCCGGCGCAAACTTTCCGCGGCCGATGCCCGGCGCATGGTGGAAGCACGCGAGGCCAAGCGCGCCAAGAAACCGAAAACCAAACGCACGGCCGTTGCCGCGCCATGAATGACCGGCGGGAGTTTGTAAGCTCGCGCGTGATCGGCTTGCCTAGCATCGTGCATCAGCGGCCGGCCGCGCCAAAGCATTGCGCCAAATGCGGATGCCAGCAATTGCGCGAGCTTGCCACCGATGCCGCCGGCCACATCGCGTGGGCATGCACAAGATGCGGCCATGAACATCGTTAAATGATCACACCGCGCGAGTATCAACGCGTATTCGTTGAGCGCGCTGTTGCCGGGTTTGTTGATAAAGGATATCGCCGGCAACTCGGCACGATGGGCACCGGTGGCGGGAAAACGATTTGTTTTTCCATGCTGGCCGATCACGCGTTGAAGCATTGGGAAAAGACCAAGCCGGTGTTGATCCTCGTGGATATGCTGGAATTGGTTGATCAGGCGGTTGAGAAAATATTTGAGTCATGCGGGCGGTACGCGGAAGTGTTGCAAGGATCACGCCGGCCAACTGGCTCGGCCGAAATCATCGTGGCCACCATGCAAACGATGGCCGGCCGGATGAAAGAATATCCGCCGGACAAATTCCAACTCGTTGTGGTGGATGAATGTGACCGGAGCGTTTCGCCCGAATGGCAAAGCGTGTTGAAATACTTTGATCCATTCGCGCGCGTGTGCGGTGTGACGGCCACGCCAGAGCGCTCGGATTCACTCAACGTGATGAACTATTACGAGCACGTGTTTGATGATGTGCCGATGTTCGAATTGATCCGCATGGGTTACTTGGTGCGCGTCAAGGTGCGCACGGTGCCGCTTAAAATCGATTTGAATGGAGTGAAGGCCACCAAGGGCGATTTTAAGGAAAAGGATTTGGCGGCCGCCATCACGCCATTTTTTGAGGCCGTTTGCCAATCGATCCAAATGTACGCACCGGATCGGCAAAACCTCGTATTTCATCCGTTGCGCGAATCATCCAAACAATTCACGAGCGTGGCGCTTGATAACGGAATTAACGCGGCGCACATCGATGGGGATTCATCGGATCGAAAGCAATTGCGCCAGCGGTTCAAGGATCACGAGATTCAAGTGATCAGCAACGCGATGCTTTGGGCGCGCGGGTTTGATGAGCCGTCCATTTCTTGCATCACGATTTTGCGGCCCACCAAATCGCCAAGCTTTTTCCGGCAAATGGTTGGGCGCGGTACGCGATTGTTTTGCCCGCAAGGTTGCCCGGAAGCGTGCGAGCACGTGGAAGCGAAAAAGGATTTACTGTTGTTGGATTTCTTGTGGCAGTACGAAAAGCACGGGTTACAAACGCCGGCCAATCTGATCACGAGCAACGAGCGGGTGAGCAAGGCGTTGATGCAACGATTCCAACAAGCCGGCTTGGCGCTGGACTTGCAAGCCACTAACGAATCGGTGGCGGCCGAGGTTGAGGCCGAGATTATTGATGAGATACGCCGGCATGCGGGCGACACCGGCCGATTTTTTGACGTGATCCAATTGGCCGAGACGGCCGAGGAAATCGATTTGGCCAATTATCGCCCGGCCGATGAATGGGAGTACCGGCCATATACCGCGGCACAAGCGGAAGCGCTGGCGCGGATCGGCGTTGACGTACGATCGGTGACAAACACCGGGCACGCGGAAGCAATCTTGCGATGTGCCGAGGCACGCGCGGCCGCCGGGTTGTGCTCGTTTAAACAAATGCGATATCTGCGCAAGTTTGGCTTTGAGCACTTGGCCCGGATGACAAAGAAAGAGGCCAGCAAGATGACATTTCTTGTCATGGCCAAGGGATACCGGCCCAACCGCAAAAAGATATCGCCAGAGGTAGCGGCCCGCGGGTTTGACCAAGTGAAAAAGGCCGCTCAGGGGATGCTTTTCCCGGCGCAAAAATAGTTGAAAAAAAGCGTTGCGCGGTATCATAAGCGGCTTATGATGCTGGCACGATGACAACAGTAATCAAAACAACAGCGGGCGCGCGGACGCAACCAATCACCGATAGGGAGTACCTGATACTCACGTTGATTCGTAGCAGTGATTACCACGATGGCCGTGATCCGATTAACAATCCGGTTTGGAGTGTGTGCACATCGGTGGCCGATAACGCGGTATTGGGATCGTTGATCAAAAAGGGATTGGCTGGCAGCCAAGGCACCGGCAAAGACAACGTGTGTTGGATCACCAAGGCCGGCATGGAATTACTAACCGAGGTTGAAGCGGCGGCCAAGAAATGCGAGGGCCACCCCGCCGGCCCGTTCGATCCCAACGGCCAAACCGTTTATTGCGATGGCTCATGCACGCACCATGAATTACCGGCCGCAACCGAGCCGGTTACGCGCACGCGTTTCTTTATCAGGATCAAGGGGGAATCCAGTTCCTTTTGTGCAAGCGGGTATTCAAAGTATCACAATCGGCTGTCACTACAGGACAAGGGCAAGCTCGGCGCGGGCCAAGTTTACGGCGCGGCTCAAGCTGCCGACCACATCAAGGAATTGCGCGCATCGGTTTACGAGGGCCGGAAACATTACGCCAATTCGGATTTCGAAATCATCAAGGAAGTGACCACAGAGGAAGTGGTTGCAACGTCACTCGGCTAAATTTGTCATCGAGGGGCGGGCCGGGTAACACCGGCCCAAACCTCGGCGGCCTTCAACTTCAAAAATCAAAATGAAAATCTATCGCACTTACACACGCTTTGATGCGCACGTTTCGTTAGTCAATTGGGCGGCCACGCAACGCGGCTCAAAATTGGATCGTTGGTACTGGCAGCGGCAAATCATGGCCTCACTCCGAGACGGCAACGCGCGGCTGTACGTCACCCCACGCTTACCCTAAATGAAAGAGCGCAAAGAATACGCATGCGGTGGTACGCCATCCGAGGCCACGCGCATGTTTGATGAGTTGCACGCCCATAAATATGGCAAGTGGGTAAAGGGCGGAAACGTTGGTTTCGAATGCGTGCAAGATCAAGCCACGGGGTTGTTTCAAATCTTGCGCGAGCGCCGGCAACGGGATCGAACGGTTAAGCATCCGATCCGCCGGGACGGCACCGAGCCGTACGGCACCGGGAAAAATTGCCGGCCAATCGTGATCGTGTTGATGCCCGGCGAGCAAATGGTTTTAAAGCTCAAGGGCCGGCGCAAAGGCTATCAAGTGGCGTGGCATGATGTTTACGCATGGCGGGCACGCATGGAAGCGCAAGCGGCCATCAACGAGCGCAACAGGCGCAAGCGCGAGCGGGCCAAGGAACGATCCGACAAAATCAGGAAACGGATTGACCGGGAAACCAACGGGCCGGTGAAACGCCGGCGAAAATGATGGACACCGAGGCAACGTTGGAAGAAATACAGGACGCCGGCGCAATCATCGGGTTGCCGGCCAATGAATCATGTGGCGCGGAAAATTAAGAAAACTGCCACACAACCGCGGATGCGCGCGGGCAAACGGCTGGCACGGGGCCAACTGGATACGGCAAGACAGAAGGCTTGCCATTTATCTTCGTGATCACATGCAGTGCATTTATTGCACGGCATCGCTACTGGATGGCGCGCGCCTAACGCTTGATCACATCAAGACAGTGGGCCAAGGCGGAAGTAATAAAACCACCAACCTGATCACCGCATGCAGCCGGTGCAACAGTAGCCGCGGGCAAAGATCGGTGCGCGAGTTTGCCATTGCCGTGGCCGAATACCTCAACCATGGCGTGCGCGCGGCCGCCATTGTCCGGCGCGTCAAGCTGGCCCGCCAACGCGCAATCAATCGGCCGTTGGCGCGGCAACTCGTGGCCGAATTCGGCAGCGCGGTGAAAGCGCTGGCCATGTTGCATAACCTCAAGCTCAAGCAATCGTGCAAACGCTGATCGATGCCGGCACATGGGCGCTGGCCGCGTTGCCGTTGATCGTGGGCGCTCTTTTTGCTATCGATGTTTTTAAACTCAACCCACCGCACAACAAATGAAGAAACCCGCACGCAATTCACGCCACCTTGATCCACGCGAGAAAGTGGATTTAAACCAAGTGGTTTTGGAAACGCCATTGGCCAAGCAAATCATCCATAAACAGATGAGCGCATTGGCCCAACGCGCCATCAATCCTTCGTGGCTCACATTCATCCAGACCGATGCATGGCAGCAAATGCACAAAAATATGTTGCCAGAGGCGCAAGATCGGTACGAATTGCTTTGGCGCATCGCCTACAAATCCGGGTTGATTCAAGACGCGTTGCGCAAGCATCCGCCGTGCGCCGGCTTGAGTGATCTTTCGATTGCCGGGCACGCCATGGTGTATATCTGGCGCGAGCTTGCCGATGATCAGCCAGAAAGGTTTGGGCACATTCGGCCGCCACTGTTGCCGTATCACCTTGAGGAATTGCAATTGCCGGAAATCCGGCTGCGTGTGGCCGGCCTGTTTAGTGAGGCGCTACGGCTCAAGGTGGTGCGTTTGCCGGAACCAAATACAGACTTACTGGAAAGTGATCCTGATTACGTGGCAAAGCTTGACGCATTCGGGCCGCAACAGCCGATCGTACTAATGACGCGCCCGGATGGTGATGTGGATTTGGTTGATTACGAGCGCGAGATTTGCGAAGGGCGCTTGCCGTTCACTGAAATACGGTGGTGTGAAACCGATCAATTGGATACCGCGGCCGTGCCATCCTCAATGATGCCCGGCGTACTGATCGGCAGCCAAGCGCGCAACGAGATTTTCCAGCGCATGCCGGATGGCTCGTTAGTCAATATCACCAAGCATCCCGAAAAGCGCCGGCGTGATCTTGAGGGGGCCAACGAATCGCCATCGGATCAATCCAAGTGAATTGCACACAATGCGGTGAAACGTTGGCGCACGATCAAGCGTACCTTGCCGTGTTTGAATCCCGCGGCGGCTTGCGCTTGGAAAAAGGATGCGAACATTCCGAGCCGCCCAATATCGAAACGGCCATTGCCACGCTCAATTCCATTGGGTGCATACAAAAGTGGATGGCCATGTGGCTGCAACGGCAGAATTGCCACGATCAATAATTGCCGATAGCTTCCCGGCAACAGAAAGGTGGTGATTGCATGAAAGGAAAAGGATTAAGAATCAAGGGCGGCGATGGAAATTTTACGCCGCGGCCGAAAAGCCAGCGCGCACCGAAACATCCGCACATCGGGCCGGCCTCGGCAAAACGGGGCGGCAAGGTTGGGCCGGTGCCCGCCGGCGGTTCCGGGCCGGGCAAGTAACAACTTCAAACCAAAGTGCCGCCGCGGAAATAAAACCCGCGGCGGTATCTCAAATTCAAAACTCAAAATGATAATCACAGTACGCAAAGGATTGATGTGGAATACAGGCGGGCCGATCAGCGCGCCGGCCGCGGATGAAATCGCGCATCGCGCCGGGTTTCCGTATGCGGAAAGATTCGTGCGTAAGTACGCGGATCGATTGGTGCACATCAGTGATCGAACCGGGGAAGTAATCAAGACGGCCAAACCGCCAAAAGCCAAGATGGGAAATGTTGTGCGACTGTTGAGAAACCGGCGCACGCTGTTCAAGGCAGCTTCCACATTGCATTGCCGGCCAAAGAGGCTTGCGCCGATATCCAAAGCGCGCGCCGGCATCAACGCGATATACGAAAAGCTCAAAAAGATTTGGTGGCCATTGCATCCGCGGTGTGAATTCGTTGATCCGAAAACGGGCAAACAATGCCGGCGCAAATCCTCACCGCGGCCACACCACATCAAACGGCGCGGCCGCTACCTTTGTGACACAACCACGTGGATGGGCATTTGTGAGGGCGCTGGCAGCCACCACGCGTGGATACATGACAACGAGAAAGAGGCCGAGGCGATTGGCTACCTCGTGCGCGAGCGCAAAACCAATACCGGCCTCAAATTGCCGCCAATCATCACGCCATTTGATCAAGTCAGATAGTTACGCGGCGCGTAAGTAAAACGCGTAACTACTTACGCCGGGCGGATGGCATCCCGGCTGCTAGATAACCCGGTATGATCGGCAAATTGACAGTGGTGCGAGTAATCAGGGTTGGGCGGCCGCCGGCGTGCCCGGTGCCGGCTAGAGGCATCCTGAGCGCCCTAAAAATAGTTGAAAAAAAGCGTTGCGCGGTATCATAAGCGGCTTATGATGCTGGCACGATGACAACGCAAACGATCAAGATTGACGGCCGGCTTTACCGGGTAACTGATTCCACCATTCCCGCCGGGGAAAAATTCGATTCTATCCGCAAGGCGTACGCCAGCCGCGGGATTAAAGATCGGGTGAACGTCTTGCCACCGCGCGCCAAGAAATCGCACGTGCAAGCTTACATTTGGTTGGACGGATCGGCCACGCTGGCAAGCAGTGGGATGGATTGCATCATTGCTCGCGAGGCGCGCGAGCTTGCCACTCGCGCCAAAGCGGCCGCGTTGCTGGCCGCCTAACTCGGTGCCGGTTTCAATTTCAAAACTCAAATGAATTCGAACGATTGGAAAACCGCCCGCGTGGTTGGTTTCTTTTCTTTGCCCTCGGCCTCACTAGCCGAGCACAACCCGGCCGCATACAACAACGCGATGGCGGCCGCGCCGGCTGGCGCTGGCACATGCGCGCATTGCGGCACCGGAATAATTCACCACGTGGTAATCAATTACGCCGGCGGAAGTGCGTTTATCGGTACCACGTGCGCGGAAAAGATCGGCGGCGAAATCGCAACGTGTGTGCGCAACCGCCAAACGGCCGAGCAAAAATCATTGGCCGATGCGGCACGCGATGCCCGCCACGCAAAGTGGCAAGCCGAGCAAGCCGAAATTGACGCGCGTAAATCCAAGCGTGGCGAGGATTTTGCCGATGTGTTGGCAGCGCTGAATACTCAGGGCACATCATTTCACCGTTCATTGGCCGAGCAATTGGTATTGAGTGCACTTTCGGAACGGCAAGCCGAGTGTGCGGCCAAGGCGATATTTGGCCGGCGCGTGAAACGCAACGCGGCCGAGTTTGATGCAACCGTGGAAAGGTTGGTGGCCGAGTGATCACCGCAACCCGTCGCCGCAAGGAATTTCGCGTGTTGCAACAAGCTATCGTGGAGGGCCACGTATGCGTGACAACTGATATCCGGCTTAAATGCCAATCGATCAAAGCCGCATTGCAATCAACCGGTGCGCGCAACCCGCGGTTGGCCGGGCCGATTTTGTGGCGTCAATATGTACCGTTGCTTGGATGGCTGGACATGGATGGTTGCCGAGGTAACAGAAAAAGCTTGCGCCGATCCAAACAACGCATAAAACTTTAAACATCAATCTCAAAAGAAAAAATCAAGATGCACAGCCGCCGGCGAAGTTTAAAAGAGGATATCCAAAAGGGTAAATACATCCTCAACCCCGATTACGACGAAAGCGAGGAAACCCGCGATGCCGTGATGAATTTTTGCGTTGCCGCATCGGTAAGGATGGGCGGTGCACACGATGAATTTCAAAACTACTTTCCGCAAGATTTCGGCAAGCTCGTGCCAGAGGAAGGCGCGTGGATCATCGTGCACAAGTCGCCCCAAACTGAATACACGGTGCCGCCGTTTAGCATTTGGTACGCATTGCCATGGCAAATGGATGTTGGCGAGGTTGCCGGCGTTAAGGTGAAGCGTGTACAGATTCTCACGCCAAAGGGCACGCTTGGAATTTTTCCGTACGAGTACGCGTTGGCGCAAGATATCAAGTCGTACGTGGGCCGGGAAAAGGATGGCGTGATTTTCCGCAAGCTTGATGGCGAGGCTATTTTTCCGGCCGAGCAATTGTTTTATCTGCAAAGCCGCGGCATCCGCCGGCCGGATGCATGCATGATGCTGCTTGATCAAATGAGCGGCCAAAACTTTGGATGGTTCGAAATCGCACCACCGTACGGGGAATACTACGGCCAGCCTTGGCCATCGCCAGAGGCTTGCCCGTTCGCAACACCGCTTGAATTATGGAAACAGGAACCGGCACAATCAAAAAAGTAACTCACGCATTTGGCGAGCAACGCGCCGGCCTGATTGATCGGATCGGCCACGCACACGGCCGGGTTGAAACAAAATCAACCACGGTGGTGTTATTGGGGATCGATGGCGGCGGGTACATTATGATCGGCGCGGATCACAAAGTTAAACCGATCCTCGGCATGGGCGCGGTGATTGAGTTTACGGCCGGCGGCCCAATGGGCGGTTACTGGCGCATCATTTCGATGTATCCGCACGGCAAAATGACGTTGGAACAAGTGCGCGTGGCATTCGGTAGCACGCCGGCCGATCAAGAGCGGATCAGGGAAGCGGCCGCCCGGCGCGAGCGCAAGGCCGCCAAGCGCGAGGAAAACGCCCGGCGCACTGCCAAGGGCAAAGAGCCGGCCGAGGAATTACAGAGGGTTTATTGATGGCCGAGAAAGAAAAAGGCGCGGTGATCCCGGCATTGCAGTTGGTGCGACACGTCCAAGGCGATAAGGGATTGATCAAGGTAACGGATTGCTTGGCGGTGGATCGATCCACCACGATTGGCGAGCTTGTTGATACGCTGGCCAGCCAATACACGCTTTCGGATTTGTTCATTATCAAAGCCGTGGGGAGGTACAAGCGGTGAGTTGGGGCGCATACATCACGGCCGGGTTAATCGTTGGGTTACTGATCCAATGCGCGCGGCTATTGCACACGATCACACACAACCAAGTGGTGATGTTCGAATGGTTTAAAAGCGAAATGGAAAGGCGGAAACATGGCGGGCCGTAGGCATTTGAAGTTGACGACAAAGCAGGATCAATTCTTGCGCGAATCGGCGCGGGTGATCGTTAGGCGCATCATCAGTCACGATACCGAGGCCACACAAGTAAGCGGAGAGCTTACGTTTGCCAAGGAACCGGGTGCCGGCCCAATCGTTGAACAAATGGCCGTTATCGCCAAGGATTGCGTGCATTGCGCGGTGATTGAGGAATTACAATCGATCCCGCGGTTTAACGGTTGCGTGATGCAAACCACTTTCCAGCGCGTGCATGCCGGCGCGGTGCTGATCCAATTTACGGCCAAGGCGCGGCATGGTTAAACAATTCCAATTTGAGAAATTCGTACCAAGAAAACGCGGCAAGAGCGCGGACGCTGAAACGCTACTGCATGCGGTGGTGATTGCCGCGCGCGACAATGCCACACGCTATGACATACGCGATTTGCTCAAGTGTTATCCGCGCATCCAAAACAAGATCAATCCATACCTCGTGTTGTTCGATGAAATTTACCGGTTGCGGCAACAATGCGATGCGCACGAGAAAACAATTTTAGAATTAGCTAAACTGACAGAGAAAACATTATGAAAGAAACACACGATTGTTGGCGGGATTTCGCCGGCGCAAGATTCAATTTCAGAAGCGAGGCCGGCAACCTTGACCGGGTAGAGTGCAAGACGTGCGGCACGGTCTGGATACTGCAACCCATGTCACAAGGCCGGGCCACGTGGATCAAAGAGGCCGATAAAACATCACTGGATGAGAAAGTGAACGAGTTGCGGGATCACTTGGCCGCGGCCAACGCGCACATTGAAGCGCTTAAAAACGGCCAAGGATTAGAAGTGGTGGGCCAGCTTGACGAAATCCACCGGCTGTTAGGCTTGCCGTGGGATCACGATATTGTGGGCGCGGTGCGTAGCCTCGTGAGTGATCGATATGGTAAACCGCCGGCGGCCGCGACAAGGAGCACGCATTACATTTGCGAGTTTTGCGAGTTGGAAATTTTCGGATCGATGATCGGCATGGGTGACGGCAGCGGGAATAAGTTTGCGCACCCTGATTGCTATCATTTGAACGATGTGAGCAAAGCGCATCGGGCGCTTGATGAATTGGTTGTGCCCAACACCATTGGGGATGTGAAACTTGACTTGACCGGGCGCATTACGGCGCTCGTGCGGCAACTGGCGCAACCGCCGCCGGAAATGCGCGAATGCGCCGGCGCGTTTGATGATGCGGTGAAGATTGCCCGCGGTTGCTTGGATTATGGCGGCGGATACAAAGACGCCAGCGAGCGCGAAAAATTCCACCACGGCATCGCCACCGTGATCAACGCGTTGGATGCGGCGCGCAGTAAAGGCTTGGCCGATCCGCAAATTGCGGCCTTGCACAGTATTGGCACCGCGGCCGCGGCAAGTTAAAATGAAACGCATGGCCGCCAACCCGCAACAGCCGCAACCATCGTACCCGATGGCCACACCACTGCTTTTAGAGCACAAGGTGATTGGCGCGTTAGCCAACCGGCTGTTGTTGATCAAGTGCCCGGCCAATCAAATCTTTTTGAGCATGCGCGAGCTTGAGAATATTTCCGGTGTCACGGCCATGCCGCACAATCTGGATGGTGTGCCCGGCTATATTTTACAAGTGGGGATCGTGCCGCGCGCGGCACCGCCAGAGGAAAAAGCCCCAATTTAGGCTCAATCATCCCGCACGATGAAAGCCATCACACTTCACAACCCGCATGCGCTCTTGATGGCGCTCGGTGCCAAGGCCAACGAAACCCGATCTTGGTACACGAGTCACCGCGGCAAGCTGGCCATCCATGCCAGTAAAAGCCGGGAATGGGAAGCGCACTTTTACCGGTTTAAGCAATTCGCGGATTGTTTGGCCGGCCGGGAATGGAACCAACTGGCATTCGGTGCCGTCATAGCAATTGTGACGCTCGTGGATTGCGTTGAGGCACCACGCAATCAATCAAACGAATTCAAGGCCACTAACGAGTATCAGTTTGGCAATTACGCGCCCGGCCGATTCATTTGGATGACAGAAAACCCGCGGCGATTGCGCGAGCCAGTGTACACGCGCGGGTATCAATCGCTTTGGGATTGGGAACCGCCGGCCGATTGCCGGTTATTCATGGGCACCGCGATATGAGGGAGCGTCAATTGTTGCGGTTTAACAAGTTTTCCAAGGATCGATTGTACCGGTACATTCTTTGGCGCAGTACCGGTACGCTCGCCATGATCAGCGAGCGGGGCGACACACCGGAAATGATCCAAAATCGTTTCGTGTTATTTATCGGCCTCAATCCGAGCACCGCGGATGAGCGGGTGAACGATCCCACCTTGCGGCGCATCATTCAGTTTGGCCGGCGATGGGAATACCCGTGGGTGGCTACGGCCAACGCGTTTGCATATCGGGCCACCAAGGTAAGCGACATGAAAGCGGAAGATGATCCCGTTGGCCCGGAGAATGACGAAGCAATACTTTTGCTGGCCACGCACGCGCACAAGATCGTGGCCGCATGGGGTAAAGACGGCCGCCACAATGGCCGAGAGGCGCGATTGGTGGAATTGATCAAATCGGCCGGGCGCGAAATGCTTTGCCTCGGCCGCAACAATGATGGCACTCCGGTGCATCCGTTGTACCAACCGGCCGATGCACTATTGGAACCGTTCAACCTCTGATGTGGAAATCCCCAACACCATTTGATCAAGCGCTTGCGGCCGTGGATTCGTTTTTAAGCTCGCCGGCCAACGTGTATGCCATGATGAAACAAACATACCGTTGGGGCGGCACGGTACGATCGCGCGCGGTGCGTCACTTGCGCTTACAAGCGGCCATCAACACGATTCGCGCGATGGATAACAAACCGCCGGTAACGCTGGAAATATTCTGATGGCCAGTCACATAAAAATCTTTGGCAGCTTCCCGGCGGTATCGGTGCAAGTGCGCGAGCGTGGCGACGGGATCACCACCAAGAATTCGGTTGATATCAATTGGAGTTGCGTGGGCGCGGTGAAAATCGAACGCGCGGCCCATTTTAAAAACAATCTTTACCGGGCGATACTCTACGCACGAAGCGAGCAAGGCAGGATGAGCCGGGCGAAAGGCAAGCGGAAGAAATGAGCCAACAACAGGAATACCGCGATTACCGCACCAAAGTACGAAAGCTCGTGGAGCGATGGTTCACCGAAACGCCACAAGTGGATGGCGGCAATTGCGCGGTGTGCAAGAATCCCGGCCGCTATTACGGCGCAACCGGCATCCCGTTGAAATGTCCGAATCCTGATTGCCTATCAAATGCCATGGGCGCACTGATATGATCACGCGCCGGCAACGAATCAGAAAACGGAAGTACACGCGCAAGATTGTGCGCCGGGTGATCAGAGCCATGCTCAATCCGTACCAACGCGATATCCTTTGCCAAATATTAGGGGTGGAAATATGAACGGCGCAAAATGGGTCAAAGAATTGGTGGCACAACTCACGCCAGAGGATCGGGCGCAGATTAAAGCAACAGCCGCGGCCGCTTTCACCAAGGCCGTGCAAAACGAATTGCCGAAAGATTGCGATTCATGGTTTGAATTGTTCGCATCCGAATACATGAGCGCGCTGTTGGCGGTGTTAATCGAACGATCACCGGTATGCGCGTGCGGCCATCGCCAGTTGCAACACGAGGAAATGGAAAGCCAATGCGTTGTGCCCAATTGCGAGTGCATGGCTTTCGTGGTCAACAATGATCCGTTAGCCAAAGCGGTTGAGGTATGATCATTTCGCTTTACACCGATGGTGGCGTGATCGGCCGCAACCCATCAGACATAGGCGGCACGTGGGCATGGTGTGGCGTAGATGAAACCGGTACCCGAGTACTTGAGGAAAGTGGCCGGGTGCAAGCGTTCCGGCCGATCACCAACAATCACACCGAACAAATCGCGATTGTGAAAGCGTTGGAAGCGATGCCGGAAGGATGGACGGGAAAGCTTTATACCGATTCATTCGTGGCCATGGTGCGAGTATTTTTCAACGGCAAAACGCGCAATCTACCGATCAACATCATTGAGCGCACGCAAGCGGCCGTAAAACGGTTGGGCAAAGTGAAACCGGTATTGATAGCCGGGCATCCCAACAAATCCGAATTGGCAAACGGGATCGGCCGCAAAGGTTTGCCGGTAAGCGAGCACAACGTTTGGTGCGATAACGCGTGCAAAGAGCAAGCCAAAGAAATCCACATGCCGCAACAGGTCACACGGGAAATGGCCGTTGATGCCGGCGATAAAAGATTGGAAGGCACGTGGGTTTGAAAGCTTCACACGATTGGAAATACGAGCACTTGGAAGGCTGTAACACGTTCCTGATCGATTTCGGCAACGGCGAATGGACAGTGGTGCAAGGCCACGAGAGCGCGGCGCGATTATGTGTTGAGCACAACCGCACACGCATTCGCCGCGGGTTATGGTGGTGGATTGAGCCAATCGTTTGGGTGGCGCTCGTGGAAACGATCTGGCGCACGATCTGGCATTTCACGGGATGAATGCCGCGGTTGAAATTTGGGACGTGGAACATCGGCCGTGCAAACAATGTAAGCACTTCAAAACGTTGCCCGCCGGCAATGGAACGATTTGCGAAAAGAAATCGATGGGAGTCACGCCGGGCATGCACGTCACATACCGGCGTGATCTTGGATCATGCTTTGAGATTAAGTTACTGCCGCGGCGCGAGGATGCCGTGATGGATGAGGATGGACATTGCACGGTGTGCGGATGTGAGTTGAGGGAATATCACGGCGGCACCGATCAAGAGGCGATAGCCGAGCATATTTGCCCGCCCGGATTTCGGATTGTTGACGCCGGCGTTTCGGGCGGCTAAACATTCAATGCCGCGCGATGGGCGCTCTTTGCGTCAGTCTTTGCGGCATCAATGGCAAGATCAAAAGGAAAGGGCGGCAGCACCGCCCACAAACGTACGGCCACGCAACGCAAGGTGGATATTGCGTACATCATTCTTTTATTGAAGCGGTGCCAGTCGCACGAGGATATCACCGAGGCCATCAATAAGCTCAACAAGGGGAAGTATTCACTCACGCGGCAAATGGTGAGCTTGGATATAGCCGAGGCCATCAACGAGCTTGTGGCGCGCAACTCGCACAACACGATCCACGCGCGCATTGTGGCCGCCGAACGGCAATTGGAAATCGCCAACACCGCCCGCGTGGAATACGAGCGCTCATGCCGGCTTGATCAGATAAAACGCGTTACCGAGGAATTGAAGGATAAAACCGATGATGGCGAGGTTAAGAAAAAGCGGGCGCGCACCGAAACCACCAACCGGTTGGGTGATCCGCGGTACCTCGCGATAATGACAAGCGCCCTTGCCGAGCATGCGCGATTACTCGGCCTCTATAGCCAGCCCTCAAAGGATGATATCCCGTTGCCGGGCACACAAATCAATCAATTCGCTATCAGCGTGATGATAAGCGGCGGTGACAAGAGCGAGAAACAATTACGGGCGTCCGATCCGCACGATATACCGAGGATTCTAGATGTTGGACATACTCAACCCGGCAAGGGGAAGCAAAGCGAAGAAGGCCGCCAATCGCAAAGCGATTCGGGTGGAATCTCAATTCGTCCTGCATCCCCAACAACTTAAAGCGTTCCTTTCAGCGGCCACCGAGATTCTGTACGGCGGCGCGGCCGGCGGCGGCAAAAGCCATTTGATGCGGGTGGCGGCCATTCTGTTTTGCTGCCAAATCCCCGGCCTGTCTTGCTATCTGTTCCGGCGCACATCACCGGAATTGATCAACAACCACATGGAAGGGCCAAAGAGCTTCCCCATGTTGCTGGCACCGATGATTGCGGCCGGCATGTGTTGGATACGCGCCAAGAAAATCGTTTTTTGGAATGGCTCGCGCATCACGTTGGCGCACTGCCAGTACGAGAATGATATTTATAAATATCAGGGCGCGGAAATTCACTTGCTGTTGATTGACGAATTAACCCACTGGCCACGGTCCATGTATTTGTTTTTGCGCGGCCGGTTGCGCAAGGTTGGGTTGGAAGGCATGCCGGCGCATTTGGCCGCGCAATTTCCCAAAGTGATTTGCGGAAGCAACCCCGGCAACATCGGCCACGCGTGGGTGAAGAAAGGTTGGGTGGATCACGGGTTGCAAGCGTGGCAAACGCCGGCCATTGAAGGCGGCATGATCCGCCGGTACATCCCGGCGCAAGTCAAAGACAATCCGAGCCTGATGGAAGATGATCCCGCGTACATCCAGCGCCTACAGGGGTTGGGTGATCCGCTCTTGGTGCGCGCGATGCTTACCGGTGATTGGAAGATTGTGGCCGGCTCAATGTTTGGCGATGTGTGGCGCGATGTGGATGATCGTGGCCAAGGCTGGCATGTGATTAAACCGTTTCCGATCCCGGCCGGGTGGGAAATCTGGCGCGGCGCGGATGATGGTTATGGCGCGCCCTTTGCCGGCTATTGGCTCACACGCAATCCCGACACGCGCACGTTTTTTGTGATTGCCGAGTTATACAAAACGATGTTGACCCCGGAAGGCGTGGCCGAGCTTGTGCGCAAGCGTGATCTATCGATTGAACTGGATGCCGGGTTGGGGCGCGGGCAAACGATCATCAACACACACACGCTTGATGGGTTGTTGGACTCGGCCGCATTCAGTAAAACCGGCGCATCCACCAAAAGCCGCGGCGAGCAAATGAACGATCTTGGATGCAAATGGAAACCGGTTGAGAAGTGGCCCGGCTCGCGCGTGCAACGTGTGCAAAACTTGCATCGGCTGTTGCAGCCAAGCCGGTATGATCCTGATCGGCGGCCGGGGATACAGTTTTTCAATACATGCATCAACGCGATTGAGTTGATCCCATCGCTTCCGCGCGATAAAAACAATCAAGAGGATGTGGATGATAACGCGGAAGATCACGCCTTTGATGGCGTCACCTATGGAGTGCAACGCAAGATCGGCCGGCGCGGCCCGATGAAAATATTGGGCACATGACATTGCACCGATTGTACAACCCCGATGGCCTTTTCGTTGAGGCTGGCGACAAGCGGCCGTTTGATATCATCCCATCGGGTGTACTGAAACAGCGCACCGTGTTTGATTTACTGTTTGCCTTCCCAACGCTCGGCCTCGCGCGGGATATGGGCGATGATCGGTTGGCCGCCTACATGGCACCGGAATACGTGTGCAAGATAGCGGACGCGCACAAGGCCGAGATTGAGGCGGGCACGGCACCGCCCATGCCGCGCATGACATACTTGGTTGAGCTTCTAAAATAAAGGATTGACGGCCCGGCAAACGTGCATAAAACTTTGTGCGTTCAATTTCAACACTCAAATGGGCGATATTACTAATCACGAGGATTTCATTGCGCGCATTCCATGGATCGATTTTGGCCATAAGTGGAATGGCGGATGGGATGAGATAACATTTTGCGGTGAGAATCTTTGCCAGCCCGGCGTTGAGGTTGAGATTGAGCGCCGTGGAAAATTCCTGATCGGCCACATTAATAAAAGCGCCGGCGCTAAACACGGCGTGGGGCCGATCTATGATGATGACATTGTGTTGCGGTATCGCGTACTCGTTATGCCCGAATCCTTGATGGCCCATGAGTAAACCCAACCCAATCCGAGAAATCGTTTACCGCTTGGACATGAGCGGCAAATACGCCATCACCGCGGCCGAGATAGCGCCAAAGCGCATTAAGGTGTTTGGGCACTGGCACGGCAAGGCGATGGCCACATGGGGGTTTGCCACCGATGAATTGAAAGAGGCGGCCAAAGCGCTCAATGCCGCGCAAGAGAAATTGGATGCGGCCCATCGGAAGTTTTGTACAGCGTTGCAGCAAGACAACGGCACCGCGGCCACGAAAGTTGATGCGCCCGAATTTAAAACGGCCGGCGATGTTGCCGGCGGTGTGCTCAAAGACACTTTCAAATCCAAACGCGGAACTACCACTATGAAAACCAAAGCACTGATCATCCTGTTTGCCGCGCTGGCCTTGCCGGCACTGGCGCAACAACCGCGCGCTGAGATTGCGCAAAAAGAGTTGGGGTTTGCCAACGATATACCGTCCGGCCGTCACATCATCGTACCGGCAAGCGAGGTTGAGTACGGCAATTCCCTTTTCCTTGATCCCAAACAACCCGGATACATGGGCAAGGAATGCAACACGCTGTATCCGGTGATCCCGGCCGATGTGCGCCGGTTCCGATGCGGCGAGCTTGTGCGGATCACGAGCAACCCGGCCGCGCCCATTCTCGTGGTGACTGATTACCATTGGGACGGTGAGGCGTGGATTTACAGCGTGGCCGTGCGCCAGTGAGAAGCGCTTCGCAAGACAGTTGGGCGCGGATCGGCCGGATGGCAGCCGGGCAACGGCCGTTGCGCGAATTGACGTTGCCAAGCATCGATTTCGGCGAGCTATCGATTAACGATGCGCTCAAATGGCTGATCGGTGACAAGATCGGCGAGGGACAATACCGCGATGTGTACGCGTGCGGCTTTGATCCGCGCATGGTGATTAAGTTTGAGCGTCAAGCGCAACAATTCGCCAATGTCACCGAGCATCAGATTTGGTGTGAGTTAAACGCGGCCAAGCATGTTCAGAAATTCCTCGCGCCCGTGCACTCGATATCAGCTTGCGGCATTTGGCTGTTGCAAGCGCGATGCGAAAAGCTGGCCAAGGCGGATCGGCCAAAGATGGTGCCCGGCTTTCTGTGGGATTTGAAAACCGAGAATTGGGGATGGTACAAGGGCCGGGCGGTATGCTTCGATTACAGCAATCACAGATTGTTTACTCAACTGGCCAAGAATGGCCGATTACAGAAAGCGAAATGGTGGCGATGAACGCGTACAAAAACGAAACGTTGACGATATTTGCATTTTGGAACGCGATAGCCACCGGGTTGCTGATCTTCACGGTGTTGGGCCACGGCGATTTGCACAAAGAGGAATCGAACCGGCAACCATTGTACGTGATCGGCACCACCGAGTTGCCGGCACCGCCCGAAATGCCAAGCGATGATTTAGAATTGAGCTTGAGCGGTGATCCGGTGGTGTTTAAGAAACCGAGCGCCAGCCGGCCGGGCATGCTTTATCAGATTGGCGACAAGCACGGCAAATTGCTGTTTGTCTTGCCCGCATTCGATAACCCGCCGGACTAACGAGCTATGAACGAAAACGAAACGTGGAATACGTGCCCGGCATGCGGCAAGAAATGGCCGGACAAAACCCCAACCCCACAACTCATGCACCGCACGCGGTTGTGCGATGAATGCATTGGCAACAAATCGGATGCCGGCCAGCAACCCGAAAGGCTTTTGGCGCGATTACAACGCGAGGCCGAGCAATCGCCGGCGGGATCGGTGGTGCACGATTGTTTGACTGTCTTGCAAGATTTGGCGGAAGCGGAAAAAGGAACGAGCCGCGGCCCGTGGGAGATTCAAGAATTGGGCCGCACGTACATCACGCGGTTAGGTGATCCGTACGGCATTGAAATAATGGATGCCGATCCGTACCCGCATAAGCATTTGGATGCCGAATTTATCGTGCACGCCAAACGCTTGGCCCGTTCGATCCAATGACGTGCCCGGATTGCAACGGCAATGGCGGCAAATGTTTTCGTTGCGATGGAAGCGGCGAGATATGCGACGTGTGCGGCGAGGCAACGGATGATCCGGGCCAGAACATTCACCCAAAGTGCGAGGAATGAAAACGAGTATAATTTTTCCACTTGATGATGCGGTTTCGCACCAAGTGCGCACAACCGCCCCCACATGCTGCAAGGTGATTGACGAAATCCATTTGGGTCAACGCTATATCACTCACCTTAGAAAAGATGGGAAAGATAACGCGAGCAACCCGCAAGATGTAATCGTATTGAATGAATAATTACACCAAGGCGTGCATCAATTGCGATGATGTGATGGACGGCGCCAAGCGCATCCGGCTTTGCCCGGTATGCCGACGCACCTACGGCCGCGGCGCGCTGATCGGTGGCGTGATTGCCGGTGTGGTGATGAAACTGTTGGCCTACTGGCATTGGTTGTGACACTCGAAAAATACAGGCTGTTGCGCGATGCGATTATTGGCGCGGGTTACAAGCATGATATTGAATGGGCCGAAACGATCGTACCGATTGAGCAATTGGACGCGCAACAATTCTGGATGGAATACGCGTGGGTGGTGATCAACAGCGGAATGAAAAACCAAGTGGCCCGCGGCATTTGGGATCGTGTGCGGCCCGTGGTTGAGCGCGGCGGATCGGCGAGCGAAGTCTTTAAGCACATCGGCAAGGCGGCCGCCATTGATCGTGTGTGGAAATCGCGGCGCACACTGTTTTACCATTACAAACTGGCAGCCGATAAAATGGAATTCTTGCGCCGGTTGCCGTGGATCGGCCCAATCACGTGTTGGCATCTTGCCAAGAATTTCGGCGCGGACGTGGCCAAGCCTGATCGGCATCTTGAGAGAATCGCCGGCGCTGGACGCACGCACGAGTTGTGCGCCCGCCTATCGAAAGAGAGCGGCGATGCGGTGCGCGTGGTTGATACCGTCATTTGGCGCGCGGCAAATCTTGGCCTCGCGTGATTGATCGAAACAAAACCGCGTTGACGCACAACATTACCCGGCTGGCGGCCGTGTGGATGGATGGCCATGGATTCAAGCCGGTGGAAACCGAGGTAACGATTGGGCGCAATTGGGTGGCCGATATCGCCGGCGTGATCCAACCCACCCAAACCGAGTTGATCAACCTAAAGCTGATCAAGCGCCCACCGCGGTATCCGGCGTACGGAAGTCGTGATGAGGTTGCCGTTGGCGCATACAAACGCGCGCACGAATTATGGATGGCCGATTATCGGTTGATCCCGCAGCCGATCACGGCCGCCATTGAAGTGAAAACATCACGCGCGGATTTCATGCGCGATTTGAAGTGGCACCGCAAATGGCGCACCAACCTTTGTTTACTGGCCGTGCCTGATGGGATCGTGCGCGATGATGAATGGCCGGGCGGTTGGGGCCGGCTCGTGTACGATCGTACCGGTACGCGGTTGCTCAGATACACGCCGGGCCGATTGGATAGTGTGCCGGCCGTGCAACAACTGGCCGTGGTATTGGCGGTGGCCGTGCGCCGGGATCATCACACGCGGCACGAGCGCTTGCGCGAATTCAACCGGCAACTGCGCGTGGATGAGATTGACGGCAAGACAATCGCGCGGCTCAACAAGGCCGTTTCGTTTTTGCTGGAAATCGCCAATGGCAAATCGATTGAGGATGCGAAGATGTGGGCCGGCATCCGGGTTGAGCTTCCGCCGTATCTGATGGAACGGTTGCGCGAATTCCAAACCAAGCTTGACGGCCGCAAAGACAACGCATAAAGTTTTATCTCAAATTCAAAACTCAAAATGAAAACCTTAAAAGAAGGCAAACCACCAACGGGCATCCCGGTATGGAAAGGTGCGAAGTTTATTTGTGACGTGTGCCGCGGCACCTTTCAGTTGGAGGAAAACGATCACGTCAAAGAAATCAGCAACGAGCGTGTGGTTGGCGGCCAACTGAAAATCGCCACGCCACCGTGCCCAACGATCTTTGAAATAAGAGGCGACGGCCCTAGCCGATGCGGCAACGTCAATGTGTTGACGCTGAAAAATGATCGTGTGCCCGGCACCGAGAGCATGGAGCAATGACAATCGCCCGCGCATCCGGCCAAGGGAAGTTACTGGACGTACCGCCGCGGTATCGGATCGATTGCAACGCGCAAGCGCGCAACGCCTACGGCGCGGCCGCTCAGGAAATTGTGTGCGAGGCGCTTTGCATTGAGCCGATCCCGATCAACGGCAATTGCGCAATCTGCTTTGATGCAGAAAACCGGCACACCAAAGAGTTTTACGAAATCAAGAGCGTGAAGAAAGGCGGCAAGGTGGTGGTGTACGATTGGCGGCGGAAGAAAGAGGCCAACGCCGGCGTGTTGGTTCGATACGCCATCTTGGTGCACAACGTGCGCGGGTGCCGCGATGGCGCGCAACTGTTCAAAGCCTTTGCCGAGGGTGGCGTTGAGATTGTGGTTGTGGATCACACCGTGGTGCACGCACTGGCCGATCAATTGCCGTTGCAACAAATCAAAACCGAGCATGCGAGGCATGCACCGGGCGCGACTGGCTACAATCGCAAAGGCTACAAAGATGGATACCGCAACGTGCCGATCCGCGATATCAAAGCCGCGGCCACGGGCGATTCATCGGCATGCTTTTTCAAACTGCATGGCGTCAATTTCGATTGCGTGAAAGTCTCGTATGGAAAATAAGATCGGCGCGGCCAGCCATGATCTTGAGCGCGGCCCGGTGGAAAAGGCGTTGCATGAGATTGGCAGCAAGATGAATCCATTGGCGCGCACGCTTTGTGGATGCGTGGAAAGCATCCGGGTGAGCAAGGCCGAGTACGGCAACATGCTTTTGATTGATGCGGACAAGGGAAAACTAACAACCGAGGAATTGATTGGCCGGTATCGGTCAACACTGGATGATGCGCGCGCCTACACGATTCTCGTGTGCACGGTTGAGCGCCGGCCATGCAAGGTAATTGTAAAAGATGAAACCGATAAAATTTAAGCAGCAAAATTGCACCTACGCGGAAGGCCAGCCGGAATACCAACAGTTGCCGGCGCATCGCAAGGCGGATGGTACGGTGATCAGTTGTTGGGCACTTACATGGCCAGAGCGGTGGCAAATCCTTTTCACCGGCGTGATCTTTTGGAGTGTCTTGACGTTCAATCATCCGTTGCAGCCGCAACAGCCGGGGTTGCATCCATTCGGCCGCAACAAATGGCCATGGTTGCCGCGGTGGTTTAAGAATCTGATTGGCCGGCATCGCTTTGGCGGTTGTTACCGGTGTGGGGATCGATGGAATTGGAAGGCGCGCCATGTCACGCAATTCACGCCGGCCAATGGATGCTTTGCCTTGTGCGAAGAATGTTGGTACGAGCTAACGCCGGCGTTTCGCGAGCCGTTTTATGCCGCGCTGATCGATCAATGGCGTACACACGGCCCGGTGGAAAACGATTTAGTGGTGGCGATTCTGGAAGCGGTGAGGGCCGGCGAATGATCGTTGAATTGCTCTTGGCCATTCTGAGCGCGGTATTTACTGGCGCATTGCTCGCCATCGGAGCGTACACGGCCTTTGTCATGTTCATGTGGTTGTACAAGATCGGCCAAGCGGTTGCGCGCGTGCATCGGCGCATGTGGCGATTGCCGCAACCACGCCAACGGAAAGGGCCGTGGTAATGCCTGATCAACTGGCCATCGTGCCAACCGAAACGTTGCAGCCGGCCGCCGCGGCTGAATTCGTAGCCGCCAACGTCAACCGGTTGCCGGCCGAGTTTACGTTGTATGTGGATTTCGCGCGGCTGTTCATGGGTGAGAGTCGCCCGGCTAACGAAAGCCGAATCATGGGCGCAATCATGGAAATCCTCGCGTGGAATTACGCCATCGATATGCGCAAGGATGATCTGCAAATGCGGCTTGTGATGAAATGCGCCCGGTTTCAAAACGCCGGCGAGGCAATCGAACCGGGCCGATCCATCGGCGGCTTACTCGGATGAGATTTGTTCAATTCGAATTCTCAAGCGGGTTGGTGGTGCTCGTGTGGCCAAAGCTCAACCTTGTGCGGTGCATCGTGCCGCATGGCCAGCAATCGGCCGAATACACGGTGGCGGAATTCATCACGATTTTGCGGCGCGTGAAAAAGTGGAAGCTCGCGCAATGACGCGCCGGATTCACTGCATCCCGGTTGGTGATAAAGAAATGCACTCGGCACAAGAAATCTGTTGGTGCCATCCGACCGAAACCCAACCGCGTCTTTTTGTGCACAATGCCTTGGATTGTCGCGAGGCCATGGAACGCGCCACCGGCGAAAAGGTGAGCGCCGGTTGGATCAACATTGCAGAATTTATTGAGTGATGGCCGATCAACCCGATGATCCGCGCGTTGATGCATCCGAATTTCTGCGCCGGGAAATCCACAACATGATCAATCGATACAATGAAATCACCGTGTACCAAGTGATCGGCGTACTTGAAGTGGTGAAAATGGATATTTGGGATCGGCTGGAAAGAATGCACAAGCGAGAGGATGGGGAATGAGCCTGACGCGTAACGAGAAAATCAAAAAGCTATCCAACTCGGTGCGCGAATTCCGCGGCGCATACGATCCCAAAACCGGCAAAATGGTTTCGCCCGGCCAAACCGGCCGCCTTGCCGCGTGTCTTAAAATGGGTGGCCTTGTTAGGTCTGGATGAAACCTCAACGATGGTGAGGATCAACGATTTCAAAACCACCAACGATTTTCGAAGTTGGTTGGCAACACTATGAGTTACCGGCCCATCACTGATGTTTGGTTTCTGGCGCGCGCGGCCTTGAAACCCCACGCCAACGGCACCAAACGCAAGTATTACGGTGCATACCTTGGCGGCTTTCCAGAGCGCGCCCGCATCCTGATCGGTGCCAAGATGAGTGATCCCGTGTTGCACGTGTGCGGCGGAATGGCCCGGCATTACAAGCACGGCCGTGCATTCGGCCCGTACGATCGAACGCTTGACCTTGATCCGAATTGCGAGCCGGATTATTGCCAAGATGCGCGCGAGCCATTCCCGCTTGATCTATCAACCGAAACCGGCAACTCGTTGTGGGCCGGCATCCTGATCGATCCGCCCTACTCAACCGATGATGCCGAGCACTACGCGCCGGGATCACTCGTTTATCCGCGGCCCAATGTGCTGATCAAAAACGCACTGGCCGTGTTGCCCATCGGCGGCAAGGTAGGGATGATCCATTACATCTTGCCGGGTGAACCGCCCAACGCCAAATTTGTGGCGGCCGTTGGCGTGATGTGCGGATTTAATAACCGCATCCGGTGCTTTTCAGTCTTTGAGAAATTGAGTGAGGCCGCGCCCGGCAAGAAAACAGTAGGGAAACAGCGGAATTAAATTGCGCGGCCGATCATTGGCCGGCAAGATGATCAAAGTTTTTCAACCCGAAATGGAAAGGTGGTGATTTATTGTGGCAGATGAAAACAAGAGAATCAGTTTGAGAATGACGTTGTTTGCGGCCGTTGTTGCGGCCCTCACAGCGTTCAAGGCGGCCGCCGAGAGCGCCAGCCAAGCCAACGCCGATGCGCTGAAAAGCGCAAATGACGCGCTGGCCGCGGACGAGACGGAAAAGGCGGCACTGCAAGGCCAGTTGAAGGATGCGACCGCGAAAGCGGATGATGCAACCCAACAGCTTGCGGACGCCAACGCCAAACTTGCGGATGCCCAACAGCACTTGGCCGATTTCCAAGGCGAGGAAAAGTTGGAAGATCATCCCGAATTGGTGGCCGATCTCGGATCACTCGGTGTGACCGATGGTGAAGTGACCACGCCCGCAATCACTGGCGACGGTGGAACCGGAACGGGCACGTAAGCCAACCGGCGTAACAATTAACAAGGCGGCCGGCCGTGGGAAGTACGCGCCGGCCGTTTTTTTGTACTTGTGAAATCCCGTGCGCGGCTTATTTATCGCAACCATGAAACGAATTATCGCCGGTTTGATCCTCGCCATTGTCGCCACGGCCGCGCCGTGTGCATTCGCCCAACGCTCACTTGAGCTTCACCCCACCACATCACTGATCCAAAAGCCTGATCGGTATCTTTCGGCCAATGGCATTCACATCGTGGCGGCGAGCAAGGCCAGCATTGACGCCAAGGCGACGGCCGCCACCAATGTTTTCACGGTGCCGACGCCATCAACGGGCACATTCAAATTTTATTGCACCGGCATCAAAGTGGAAACCACGGCGGCCACGGCCATCACGGCCGGCGCGGCGATTACCGTTGGCAGTACCGGTACCGCGGCCAACTCTTTACTCGCGTCAACCACTTTGGCCAATACGCCGGTAGTCAACGGATGTGAAAGCTTCTCACCCAAAGCCGGGGCGCTGGTACTCGCATCGGGCGATGTTGTCACCGTCACAGTGGCCACGGGTGCGACGGGCACGAGCCAAGCGCTCACCGTTCATCTATCGGGATTTTTGCGCTAACGCTGATTCGTTTGTTTTCATTCTCGGAAAGGGCCGCCATTCCCGGCGGCCTTTTTCTTTGCAAGCGAGAGGCAACGCGCATAATCTCCGCACATGGAAATCATCCGGCCCGGTGAACTGCCATCGGCCGATCCGAAATTGTGGTGGATCGGAAAACAATTGGAATGCCCAACGTGTCGCGTTCAATTCCGATTAGAGCGCGCCGATGTTTCGCGCGTGCAATCCAACATCCTGCAAATGGGCCACAAGCGTGAAGCGGCCGTGAAATGTCCAACGCCCGGATGCGAAAAGATCGTGGGACACCAAGAGGACGTGCCCACCGTTGCTTGACGCACGCCAATGGCTTTGGCACAACAATCGATCAATGAGCCTCAATTGAGGCTTTTTCCTTATGCCCGTTAATTCCGGCCATCCCGAGTACTTGCGAATGTTGCCGCGCTGGCAACTCGTGCGGGATGTGATCGATGGTGATACCACCGTTAAGGCCAAGGCGGATGATTACTTGCCCATGCTCAGTGCGCAAGAGGGGCAAATGTATGAGGCGTACAAGGCGCGCGCCGTGTTTCTGGAAATCACCGGCCGCACATCCGAAAGCTTTTTGGGTTTCATCTATCGCAAAGACCCGGATTTAACCTACCCGGATTTACTGCAAGAGTTTATCGATGATGCCACGCTTACCGGTTTGTCATGGTACGATTACCTCAAGCAGCGCTTGCATGAAGTGATCGACATGGGGCGCGCGGGCACGCTCGTTGAATTTGATGACATTGCCGGCCGCCCGTTCGTTAAGCCGTACAAGTGTGAGGATATCATCAATTGGAAAGTGGGGCGCGTAGGCAAAAAGGTAACGCTCACTCTCCTGATGTTGTCCGAGGAAAGCGATGTGTGGATTGATGATGGCAGCGGGGAAGCACAACCCGACGCCTACGAAACGAAGAAATATCAACAGTGGCGTGAGCTTCGTTTAATGACTGACTCACTGGATGGCGTGCCGTACGTGGTGGTGAAGGTGTGGCGCAAAAAGCGCAATTCAACGGCCACGCAAGCATCCAAAACAAGTGCGGGCACATCATCCAAGGGCAAGCGCGGCACCGGCCCAACCTCGGCCACGATTGATGAATTTTTTCAAGTGGGAAGCGACGTGATACCAACCCGGCGTGGTGTGCCGCTTAATGAAATCACTTTCGTGTTTCACGGTCCCAATAATTTCATGCCGGACATTGACCAAATCCCAATGGAAGGCATCGCCAAGCTTAACTTGGCGCTCTATCGGACAAGCGCCGATCTGGAAAACGGCCGGCACTTCACCGGGTTGCCCACGCTCTATGCCATCGGGTTTGATGATGAGGAAATCATTTTAGGCTCAACCAACGCGGTGGTTTGTAGTGATCCCAAACCCGGCGTGGCCATTGGATTCGTGGAAGTGAAAGGCGATTTCGCCGCGTTGACCAAGGGCCAAGAGGAAAAGAAAATGGACATGGCATCGTTAGGCGCGCGCCTACTCGATTACCAAAAGAAAGATATCGAAGCGTACGAGACGGCCCGCATGCGGCAAACCGGCGAGACTGTCACGCTTGGCAATATCTCCATTGCCGGGACGCAAGCCGGCTCGCGCATTCTACAAATCGCAACATGGTGGGTGACGGCCGCGGATGATGTGAACGCGGTGGCCGAGGCCAAGATTGCCTTTGTGGAACTCAACACCGAATTTGTTGCTACTAAGTTGCCGGCTGATCTTTGGGCGGCCGCCAATGCCGCGCGCGGCACCAATCTGATCAGTGCCGAGGCGTATTTTAATATCTTGCGCGATGGCGAGGTGTACCCGCCCGATTGGACGTTTGAACAGGAACAAGACGCCATCGCCAAAACGATGTTGCCCGATATCACGGGCGGCACACCGGGCGGGCCGGGCGGCGGCGGCACGGGGCCAACGGGCAAACCGCCCACGGGTAAACCGCCAACAGGCAAGCCACCGGGCGGCACCGCGCCAACGGGTAAACCACCGGCCGGCGCTTAACACGCGGCCGCTAAGGCATGGCCGCGGCCACTCCAAACATTTCTCAGATTGTGGCGGATGCGATTGTAACGCATCACGTCAACCTCTTGCGCGTGGCGGCCGAGTTGCGCGGCCCGGTGTTTGATCAGTTGATTGCGCTGGAAAGAGGCATCGTGTCGGAGATTCAAGCGTTGCCGGAAGATGCCGGCGCGGTGAAAGTCGCCCGGTTGCGCGCGCTCTTGGCGCAAACCAAAACAATCATTGATGAGGCGTACGCCACGATTGCCGCCAATCAGGGAAAGCAGTTGGGGCAACTGGCCGGGATAGAGGAAAGCAAAACCGCCAAGGCGTACAACGCGGCCATTGGCGTGGATGTGATATCGGTTGGCCTAACCAAAGAGCAATTACAACGGCTGGCCGGTGACACGCTCATAAAAGGCCGGTTCCAATCGCAATGGTGGGATCAACAGGCGTACGATTTGAAAAAGCAATTCGAAGCGGCCATGCGCATGGGAATCTACCAAGGCGAGGGAGTGGCCGCGCTCGTGCGCCGGGTATCGCCGATCCTCAACTTAAAGAAATCGCAAGCCGAGGCGATCGTACGCACATCGGTGATGGCCACGGCCAATCAAACCAAGCTGGATTCGTTCGAAAACAATCTGGACGTGATCAGCGCGGTGCAATGGGTGAGCACGCTAGACAGTCGCACCACCGAGATATGCGTTGCCTTGGATGGCAAGCAATGGAGTTTGCCCGAGTACGAGCCGATTGATCACACCGTGCCGTTTCCCGGCCCGATTGCGCATTGGAATTGCCGATCCACACAAATTGCTGTCACGAAATCGTGGAAGGAACTGAGCGGGCCAAAGGCCGTAAACCCGCCGGACTTACCGCCGGCGGATATTGAAACGATCTTTCGCCAGAATCTTGAGGCCAAGGGATTCGATGCGGCTGCCATTGATGCCATTGTGGCCAAAAAGAAATTTCAGTTGAACGGCGAGCCGGCACCGCGGCAATCGATGGATCAGTTTTTGAAACGGCAAACCGCGCAATTCCAAAACGATTTGCTTGGCGTGCAAAAGGCGCAGTTGTGGCGCGAGGGAAAAATAACGCTCACCGATTTGATCGATCAGACACACCGGCCGCTTTCCATTGATGAGTTGCGCGCGCTCGTGGCCAAAAACGAGACGTTGCCGGAACCGAAATACAAAGAGGGCCAAAACGGCCTTGGCCTGCTTGAGCGAAAGCTGTTGGAGGAATCGATTGTGTTTGGATCGAATACCGATGGCGTCATGTCGCACTTTCTGGACACCACCAACGGCATGCGGCTTTCGATCCGCGGCACATCGCCAACCGTTGCCGATCTGGAAAAGCTCAAACAGTTTGCCAGCGTCACCTATCTGCGAAACGCCACGGCCGCCGGCGAGGTATTCACCCCACAGGAAATTCGGTTGTTTGCCGATATCCCCAATTTCAATGGCGCGCGCATTGTCACCCCGGATGGCAAGGTGGTGAGTGTGAGCTTGCGCGCCAGCCGGGAAAGCTTCACCGCGGCCGATGCGCGCGAAATCAATCTGGCCATAGCCAACGCCGGCGCGGGCAAAACCGATTTGGCGGCCATGAAAGAGGCGGCCAACCTAACGGGTTCGCTGAAAGTGGATGTTGCGCCCGTCAACTCGGTGGTGCCATCGGCCAGAGCCTACGTCAGCAAATTGCCGGACGTGGCCAACCCGCAAGCTTTCTTTGATCCTGATTTTGTGGCCGCCAAGAAAACCGCGGAAGCTGATGCATCCAAAAAGGCGGTGATCGATGCCGAGGCCAAACAGCTTGAGGCCGAGCGCTTGGCGGAAGCGGCGCGCGTGGCCGCCCAACAAGCAGCCGATGCCGCGGCCGCCCGGCGCACTGCCATCTTGGAAGAATCGGCCACGATCCGCGGCGAATTCACGGCCGCCGGCGAACGTGTGTTGGCGCTCAAAACGGAACGCGAAACCGCGCAAGCTGGATTGAAGGCATTTAGTGACGCATTCAACAAGCGATGGAATATGGCGTACCTCGGTGGGCAAATTCCATCCGCGGTTGAGGATGCCGCGTTGAAACAAATGCAAGCCGAGTTGGTGGCGTTGCGCGGCACTCTCACCAAGATCAATGCCGATTACCTTTTTGAAAACGCATCGACTATCGCCAAGATGCGCGGCCGTCTGGAATTAGAGGCGGATGTACGATCGACAATCCGCGCCCAATTCCGTGAGGGCGGCGAACGAGTGGCCGGCATTGCGCGCGAGGGAGTTTCAATTTTGAACAAGCTGGCATCCAACGGCCTGTTGAGTGACGTGGCCGAATTCGCGCATACACCGCCGCGTGTCACACGAGCTTATTGCGAGTTGAACGGATTGACCCGGCTGCATTCGACGGCGAGCACGGCGCGCACCGCCTTGCACGAGCTTGGCCACTGGATTGAGGCCACCCAACCCAACGTGGCCGCCAAGTGCCGGGAATTTTTGAGCGCACGCACGGCCGGCGAGGCGGCCAAGAAATTAAACCGGCTGCAACCGGGATTCGGTTACAAAAACATTGAAGTGGCCAAGCCGGATAAATTCATTGATCCGTACATGGGCAAGATATATTTGCGCAAGAATGGCGAGACGTACGCCACCGAGATTCTTTCGATGGGTTTGGAACATATGTGGTTTAACCCGGCCGAATTCGCCGCGCGTGATCCTGAGTACTTCGATTTTATCTATTCACTGATACGAAAATGAAAACCACGATTGAATTTGCACCGAATACGCTGGCCACGATCAACGATGGAAAATGGGAATGCGCCGATCCCAAATTACTGGCCATGATCAAAAAGGTTTCGGCCGGCGTGGATGATTCGCCTTCCATCCCTGATATCGATTACCGCCGGGCCGTGGTGGTGGCTGATCTATTGGGCGGCCTAGTGATCACCAAAGCGCCGGCGGCCACGGGTGGCGCTGATTTGGTGCATTGACGGCCGCGCCCGGCCGGGCCAAGGTTCACTTTCCGACGCGCTAAAGAAGCGGCCCGCGGGTGTTGTCATCGTAAACTATCCCGCGGGCCGTTTTCTGTTTTGACACCGCACAAAACTTTGTGCATGGTGCAATAAGCCTCAATTGGGGCTTTAACCTCAAAACTAAATATCATGGAACAAAATCAAGCATCACCGATGGCCACGCGCCGGCCCTTTATCCGCATCATCACAGACGGCACGCCGTTCAATACCATAGTGTTTGGGCCGGACGGTGAACCGATAGAGGGGATCATTAGCGTGACATTCCCGCCCATCGATTCAAAGAGCGACAAGCGCGCCACGATTGAATGTTACGTGGAGGACAAAGGCCCGGTGGAACCAACCGCCAAATTGGGATTGGCCACTACCGCGGAACTGTTGAACGAATTGCAAGCACGCGCGGAGCTTGGCGGGTATGCCACGCATCGCACCGTGGATTGTGACTGATGCCGCTTGATCCGACATTTACGCGTACCGGAAAATTGCCAAAGCCGGGCCAAGAGCCGGCCGAAAAGGAAAAGTTTCCGCGATTAAGCGTTACGCTTGAACATCCGCGCCAACCGGACACGTGCCAGAGTTGCGGCCGTAAACCGGATGGCCTCGGCATGAACGAGGAAAGCGCCCGGTTATGGCTTGAACGCTGGATAGAGCACAATGACAACGATGGGCCGGGCAATCGTGTGGCCGGCCGCGCCGATCTTGCTTTAATCATCGTGGTGCTTTGTCCAAGTTGTTCGCGCCGGATTATCGAACCGCATCCGCGGTTGTATTCGCGCATGGACAGAAACAAACCATGGCCCGGCTCAATGATGCACTTGTGTTTGGATTGTAAATTTCGCGATGGCCTAACGTGCACGCATCCTGATTCAAAGTTGAATGGCGGCGATGGGTTAATGATGAACGTGGCGCAACCGGTGCGCGGTTTTGTTGATGCGAGAAAACCGGGATACAGCGGCCGGTTTGAGCACTGGTCATCACCGGCTAAATCATGCGCGGGAAAGGCAACGGTATGAAATTACGATTGGTGTTTGATTCGGAAACCACGGGCAAGAATGATTTCAAGGCGCATTATACGGCCAAGCACCAACCCGATCTTGTCATGTTGTGCGGCCTGTTGATGGATGAAACCGAAAAGCGGCGCGGCTCATTTGAGTTGATCATTAAACCCGATGGATGGGTGATCGAACCGGCGGCGGCCGCGGTGCACGGGATCACGCAAGAAATCGCGATGCAATTTGGAGTGGGCCGGCGCGTGGCGCTGGCCGTGTTTTCGAATTTCTGCAAGCTTGCGGATGAACTGATTGCCCACAACGCCGATTTTGATGAGATGATTATCCGAACGGCCAGCCACCGGGAAGGCGTCAAACATCGGTTGGATGAAAAGCCGATTCGTTGCACCAAGGAAATGGGTGTGCCCGTTTGCCGGTTGCGGCCTAACTTTCCCGGCGCGGATTTCAAATGGCCTACGCTTACCGAGCTTCACACATTCCTGTTTGGAAAACCGTTTGAGGGCGCGCACAATCCGCTTGATGATTGTTTGGCCACGAGCGCATGTTTTTTTGAAATGATGCGGAACCATCGCGAAACACTAATGGAACGATTCGCGTGGGCGGCCGAGCCGATCCCGGCGGCACCAAAGCCGGTGCCACTGGCCGATACCGCCAACTCGCCGGAATTATTCGCGTGAGGATCGAACAAGCCGAAATCGATAGGCTGGCCAAAGGCGTTGAAGAAAAGGCCGGGCCGGAAATCGCCATGCGCTATCGTGAGATTGTGGGCCGGGCCAATAGCGCGCAAAGCCTCGCCGATTTCCTTTCGATTCTACAGGACGCCAAAAAGCTGTTAGGCACCACGCAGAACAAAGCGCAAATGATCCAAGGGAAACAAAACCAATGAACTCGCACCAAACTTGCGATGCATGCACGTATTGGGAAAACACGAGCGGATCAAATAAATCCAAGGATGCGACCGCACCGCGGCTGGCTGATCGGCCGTTGCATGGCCGGTGTCATCGCAATGCACCGCGCCCGGATGACAAGGGCGCGGGCATGCAGTGGCCGCAAACCACCGGCAACGATTGGTGTGGTGAATGGAAATCCAAGGATCAATCACTTTAAAAAAGTTTGACGGCCGCCGGCGCTTAATGCACTAATCTGACAACGCCGGACTCGCCGCCGGCATCAACCAAAACCGCACGATCAAAGATCAATGAAAAAGAAATATCCAAAGCAAGAGGACATTCCAGAGGCGTTGCGCCCGTACTACACCGAGAAAGATGGCGAGTGGCACATAACGGTTGAAGGCATGGTGCCAAGCGAAAAGGTGACGGAATTTCGCGATAACAATGTGACGCTCACCACCGAAAACACCAAGCTCAAGGCCGATCTGGTCAAGTTTGAAAACGTTGACGTGGATAAGTACCGGGAATTGCTCGGCAAGGAAAACGATCTGCGGGACGAAAAGCTTTTTTCCAAAAACAAGATTGATGAGCTTGTGAATACGCGCACCGAGGAAATGCGGCGCGAGCACACCAATCAAAATGCCGCTTTGGTACAACGAGCCGAGAAAGCCGAGAAAGAGGCCAGCCAATTAAAGGACAATCTCAAGCGGCAAGTGATCGATCGTACGGTTATTGATGCCGGGGTGAAGCTCGGCCTTGAACCCACTGGCCATTTGGATTTGGTCAATCGCGCGCGGGCCGTTGCCGATCTGGACGAAACCGGCAAGCTCGTTTTCAAAAACGCGGATGGCACGCGCATGTACGGCAAGGATGGCGTTACGCCAATGACGGCCGAGGAATGGGCCGAGCGCCAAGCCACAACCGAGGCCAAGCATCTGTTTAAGCCGTCCAATGGTGGCGGTGCCGGGCCGGGGGGCGGTGGTGGCGGGGGCGGTGGTGGATCGGCCGATGTGCTCGGTAAAACCGCGGTGATCGATGGCCGGACGTACGGCACGGGTGAGAATCAATACAACCCGTTCAATCCCAAAACCAAAAACTTGAGTGATCAGGGCAAGGTGATCACAAAGGATAAAGCGTTGGCCGAGGCTATGGCCAAGGCAGTTGGCAAATCGTTGCCGGCCGCGTTAGTTTAAAGCTCTTTGTTGGTATTCGTAAGGCGGCCGGGTTAAACGCGCACGGCGAGGCGCAGACCCGGCCGCCGCTTTTTTTGTTGACGTGATTTGCGCGCGGGTGTATTCGCGCATCTAGACAGATTTCTCGCATCAGCGGTGTTGATGCGAAAACGGGGAACGGAGTTTCCCGCGGCGGCCGCGGCGCGGCTTTGAAATCAGACCGAATAAAACCGGCTGGTTTCAATTAAATGGCCAGCCATAAACCAACCAATTAACGAGGAATAATTTATGGCGGAAACGCTCATTAGTGACATCATCATTCCCTCGGTGTTTCTGCCCTACGTGGTAGAGCGCACCGCGGAAACATCGGCATTTATCCAATCTGGAATTGTGGATGCCGATCCGACGTACACCACCTTGGCCAACGGGCCGGGCACGGTGATTGACATGCCTTTCTGGCAGGACTTGTCCGGCGAGGATGAGGTTATCAGTGACACTGGTTCACTGAGCACCGATAAAATTGTGGCTCAGGATGATAAGGCAATCATCCTCAACCGAGGGAAAGGTTGGAGCACCAACGATCTGGCGCAGTACATTTCCGGCGATGATCCGATGGGGAAAATCGGTGATCTTGTCGGCGATTATTGGGCGCGCCGGCTCAACCACGGCGTCATTGCCATGCTCGCCGGCGTTTTCGCCAGTGCGTTGATGGCGGCCAGCAACACCAAGGATATTTACTTAGCGACTGGCGCAACGGTTACGGACAAAAACACGCTGAACGGCAAAACGTTTTTGGACGCCAAGCAAGTGATGGGCGATGCGAGCGGAAAGCTCACCGGCATTGCGATGCACTCGCTTACGGAAACCGATCTGTTGAAACGGGATTTGATCACGTTTCGGCCGGACTCGGAAGGCAAGCTGACGCTCAAGCAATTTCAGCAACTCAATGTGGTGGTGGATGACTCGTTGCCGGTCGAAACGATCAACGCGTTGCTCGTTTTCACCACTTATCTGTTTGGCCAAGGTGCAATCGCTTTCGGCGTTAGCACCAACGATAAGAAAATCGTGGGCGGTTTCGGAACGTGGCGGCTTGAGTATGCGCGCGCGGCCGGTGCCGGTCAGGATTTGATGTACAACCGCCGCCGCATGATCCTGCATCCGCGGGGAATCAAGTGGCTTGGTGCCAACATGGCGGGAAGCTCGCCGAGCAACACCGAAATGACGGATGGCAACAACTGGCAGCGCGTGTACGAGGCCAAGAATGTGCGCATCGTGCGGGTGCGTCACAACGTCAGCGTTTAACCATAACGGCTGAAGCGTGCCGGGCGGTGAAAGCCGCTCGGTGCGTGTGACGCCACCAACCACAAACCAAAAAATTAACGTAACGAGGTAAAGATTATGGCAGAAGAAAATCCAAACGAAAAATCCGCGAGTGGCGGCCCAAAGGGCGCGCCGGTAGCTCGCCAATCCGAACCGGCCACCACGGCCGAGGAAACCCGCAAAGCCAATGATGATTTGCGGAAATCAATCGATGCCGGGGCTAACGAGCGAGCCGAGCGCCAGCGCGCGGCCAGTCTCAATTCGAAGGCCACAACCGATGCGCATTTGGGCAAACGGCCGGATGAGCCGCACAAGCCGCGCGAAATGGAGGCCATCAAAGTTGGCAAGCCGGTGCCGGTGAAGGAACATCAAGGCGTGGGAATCGATCCCGCCAAGAAAGGTGTTACCACCGATATCGTGTTGCCCGGTGGTTATCCGCCATCATCCCCGATGCATCACGAGGACGGCCCGCAAGTGCCGGCCCATGCGCCCGATGCCGCCGGCACCATTGCCGCCGTGGCTGAGGCGACGGATGGCCAATCGGTGAAAGTGGTGGGTGATCCTAACGCGCAAGCGGGCAAGGATGCGCACGCCGGCGAAAACGCCAAGCAGCCTGATGCACTCCCAACCGGCCTTGGCCGGGGTGGTGACGAAGGGGCCGAGGCGCGCGAGCAAGCCGAGAAAGCGGAACGCGAAAAGCTCGAACGCGAGCAACGCCAGTAATTCAGGGTTGAGGAACGTGGCCGCCGGTGTGTAGAGCGCCGGCGGCCGCGGTATCCAGCATGCGGCCATGCCGCGTAGTACCGGCCAGCAAGGGGCGTTGGTGGGCGGTGGTGGTTGTATGCTGGATTCCGCGGGATGATCGGTTTACTAATCAACCATGGTTTTAATCGTTGAGGACGGCACCGGGCTGGCGACGGCCAACAGCTACATCACGCGAGCGGATGCCGAGCTTTATTTTGAGCGGCACTTGTACGGGGATGCGTGGAACGTAGGCGCGAGCTATTCCAAAAAGGAAACGGCCTTGATGATGGCCACGCGGGTGATTGACACCAACACTGAGTTTCACGGTTTCGTTAAGAACGATATCCAAGCGCTCAAATGGCCGCGTATCCGCGTGCCCAACATTGAGCGATACAATTTCACGTTTGCCGGCCCGGTTGTGTTGGCACCGTTTTTTGACAGCAACTCGGTGCCGCAACGGGTGAAAGATGCCACGTGCGAATTAGCGCTGGCGCTCTTGACCGTTGATCGGACCAAGGATGATGAGGCCAGCGGCATTTCGCAATTGACTGTCACCGGGGCCATTGCCATCACGTTCGATCACTCCAACCGCAAGCGGGCCATGCCGGAACAGGTGATGTACATGCTTCAACCGCTCGGCCGGTTCCGTTTCAAGCGCACAAGCGCCCGCGTGGTGCGCGGCCAGTAAAATGGATATCGTTGGAATTGTTAGGCCGTTGGTTGATACGGCCTTTAACATCGCCGGCAACATCAAGGTTGATGTGACGTTTACGCTTGGTGACAAAAAGAACTATGACGCGCGCGCGGATACTGATCTAGCCGATACCGGCGGCACAACTTTCACGTGCAAAGCTTTCCAAGTGGTCAAAGCGGTGGATGCGCAAAGCGATATCACCAAGATGGATGAGCATTTGATTGTGAATGAAAGCGATTTAGAGACGGCCGCCAAACAAGCCGGGGTGCCGAGTCTGGAAATCACGGCCAGCCACAAGGCCGTGGTGGAAGGCGAAACGTGGAATATTATTTCGGTTGCCTACAACGTGCGGGTGTTTGATGTGCGGATACGCAGATGAGCGCGACACTTAACCAATCCACATCGGGTAAAGCCGGCGTGATCAAGTTTCGCGGTGATCTAATGAAATTTGCGCTGATCAAGGATGCGGCCGTGGCCACGGTGGCCAAAGTGCTCACCATTAAATTGCATCAGTTGATCACGATGGAAACGCCGGTGGATACCGGCCGGGCACGGGCCAGTTGGAATGTGGCGCTTAACGAGCCAAACCTTGAGGTACCGCCCGATATCCCCGTGGAAGATAAACGCGCGCGCGAACGCGCCCGGCGCAATGGCGAGACACCGGGGCCGCATCCGATGTTTGAACAGGCGGCCACGCAAACGCCGTCCGAGCCGGATGTGATCAAGGAAATTGACGGGACGCAGAAAATTTTTATCACATCCAATTTGCCGTACATCAAACCGCTTGAGGATGGCCATAGCGGACAGGCACCGCACGGGATGGTGGCCATCAACGTGGCGGCCATGGAAACAACCGTGATGGCCGCAATCGAAGCGGCCCGGCGCGCCGGCGCATTTCCTGTATGAGCTTTGTAACCGAGCGCGATGTGATCTTTGGGGCGTTTCAAGACGGATTCAAAAACGTTGATGGTTCGGAATTCGTGCCCGTGCAGTACGACAACAAGCCGCGGCCGGACGTTGACAAGAGCGGTGCACCGATCACCACGTGGGCGCGCTTCACCGTCAAAAACGGGCAATCAGTACCAAAGACGATTGGCGGCCGGGAAAAGCGAAACCATGGGATCGTTTATCTTGAAATCTTTATTCGCGAGAATGCCGGCATCCGCCCGGCGCGCGCGTGTGCCGATAAACTGATGGAGATTTTCGAAAACAAAAGATTCCTGATCGATGATGGGGATATCACGTTTCGCCAAGTCCAATTAAACAAGGTGGGTGACGAAAATGGGTGGTCAAAGCACAACGCCTTGATTGAATTTCAGCGCGACCAATTCACGCCAGCGCCAACCATCGTGAAAATCGGCTAAATGAGAGCGCTTGCGTAATATGGGCGAACTGATTACTATGCCGCACCAAAGGAAAAAGCCTCAATTGAGGCTCAAACCGTTTCCCGCACGCCAACCAACAAACACCAAAACTTGAGGAGCAAATAATATGGCTGATGCCGATACAACAAGGAGTCAGTTGGCTTTTCGCGAGGAAGCAGCTTTCAACGAGGCAATCCCCGGAACTCCAACACTGCAAATCCTGCGCATTACGAAGCATTCTATTGCGCACAAAAACAACACCATCGTTTCCAACGAGCTTCGTGCGGATCGTGCACGCTCTGATTTGTTACTCGTTGGGCAAGAGGTTACGGGCGGTTTCTCGTTCGAATTCTCAAGCGATACTTTCGATAAGTTTCTGGAATCCTCGCTGGGCGGCGCTTTCACGGTTGGTGTTTTGAAATCCGGCGTGGCCGGGTTGCGCTCGTTTCAATTTGAGGATCAGGCGTTGGATATCGCGCAATTCCTGTACTTCCGCGGTTGTTCCGTCAACGATCTGAATTTGAACATTTCGTCCAAGCAGATTGTGACGGGTGACGTTTCGTTCATGGGAACGATTGGACGCATCGCGAGCGCCACGGCCGCCACCACGACGGTTGCCGCCACGGTCACGCCAGTGATGGCCGCCGGCATCAACATCGCATCGGTATTGGTCAACGGTGCCGCCATCGGCATCGGGGTGAAGGATATCAAACTTTCGATCAAGAATAACTTGCGGGCACGCGATGACGTGGCCTCACTCGTTAGCCGGAAATACGGCCGCGGTGATCTGGATATTACCGGGACGATTCAAGCGTACTTCGCTGATGCGTCCATTTGGTCACTCTTTGTGGCCAATACCGCGCTCTCGCTTTCCTTCGTTCTGACGGATGGCGTTACCGGCGGCAAATCGTACACGGTGCTGTTGCCGCGCATTAAGTTGCCCGATGACATGCCCGACCTTTCCGGCATGAACGCGGATCGAATGGAGAATATCCAATTTCGCGCGTTGCTCGATCCCACCGAGGCGTGCCAAATGAAAGTCACCAAGGCCACGCTGTAAGCGGCCTTGCCTAACAACCGCACAACCCAAAGAGAAAGCACCGCACACCTATGGCACTAGAACTCGGCAGTATCGAACCAAGCAAAGACTTGGTGGAAAAAGGCGTATGGCGTCCATTCGGCAACCCGGATGAAAACGCGAAACTTAAAATTGGCTATGCGCGCGGGAAGGAATTCCAACGCAAAGTGGCCAAGCTCACCAACGAGGCCATGAAACAGACCAAGGGCCGCCGGCTGGAACCGGATGTGGTGCGCAACGTCAATCGCCGGGCCATGGTGGGCACTCTCTTGCTGGACTTCGAAGGATTCACGGTGGATGGCGGCAAAGCGTTGCCGCGTGAAACGCTAAAGGATTTGGAAGCAAGTTTGTTGCGCCTACTGAGCAACGATCTTGTGTACGAATTCGTGCAAGAGGAAGCATCCGACCTCTCGATTTTCCAAGAGGAAGGGACGGCCGCCGCAAAGGCGGAAAGCAAAAGCCGCCCTGCTTTGGAACCTTCGTTGGGGTAAGGAGTACGAATGGTTGCGCGAGCGTTTTGATTCCGGCGAATCAACGCCAGCCATCGAAAACAAGCCGGAAGTTGGGGCGGATGTGGTGTATCTGCTTTCGACTTGGAATCAATTGGCCGGTAGCCGTCCGAGTGGATTTTCGGCGGTACCGGCCATTCCGCTTTCTGAAATCGTGGTGGGATTTCACGTGTTTGAAATGGTTGAGTTTTGCACACTGGCGGAATTCATCGATTGGATGCAATATCTTGACGGTATCGCACGCGAGTATTGGAATGAGTTGAACGAGGAAAAGAGAAAGCAGCAACAGCGGCCGCCACCCAAAAAAATCATCCCGGCTTACCGATAAATGGACGTTGCAACGCTAGGCTTAGAAATCGATCCCACCACGGCCGCGGCCGGCGGTGATCGGTTTATTGCGGTGCTCAACAAATTGCTTGAGGCCGCGGACAAGATGGCCTTTGCCGCGGATCGAATGGGCGCACGCACCGGCGCGGCTGCAACTACCGCGGCCGGGGAACTGGCCAAGCTTGAGCCGGTAATCAATCGCGACGTGGCCGCCATGGACAAGTTAGGCGCGGCCGCGCAAACCAATTTGACGCGTACCGCCGATGCCGGCGGGAAAGTCACGGGCACACTGGCCACGATTGATGCGCAAGCCAATCGTACGAGCACGGCCGTTGGCAACCTTGGCACGGCCGGCGCGGCGAGCTTGAGCCGGTTGGAGCGCTCAAGCCAAGCCATCGGCAAGGAAATGGCCAACCTCGAAAAAATCGCCAGCCAAGTGCAAAGCGCATGGCAGAAAGTGGGCGATGGCGAATGGACAAAGCAAACCGAAAGCGGCGTGGTGCGAATCACGAGTACGGTTGATCAGCTTAACCGATCGATCCAAAGCACCGCGTTGAGTTTGGATCAGTTGCGGGCCAAAGCCGCATCGGTGCAAAACGTTGCGATGCCCGGCCCGCGGGGATTCACCACGCAAGCGAGCAACCCGGCAACGGCCGCGGTGGCCCGCGCCCAAATTTCCGAACAAGACGCGTTGCTTGCCAAATTGCGGCAAGTGCAAGACGCACAAGCCAGCCTTTCCGCGCAACAAACCGAGTTGCTGTCAAAGAATGTGAGCGAATCAATTGCGGCATCCACGGCCACAACTGAAAGCGCGCTGGCCGGGATTGAGGCGGTGAAGAAAGGCCGGATGGATGAGGCGCGAGCGGCGCAACAAGCTGCCTCAACCTCGTTGGAAGCGGCCGTGCGCGCGGCGAGCGAATCCATGTTGGTTTCAAAGCAAGTTGAGGATGCCAACAAACAATCGGCCAATGCATCGGCACAAGCGGCCGTCAAAAGCGCCGGGGAAGCGCAAGCCGCGTACGAAAAACTCGGCGCATCAATCAAAAATAGTGTGGCATCCAAGGAATCGGAAACCGGCATGCTCACATTTGCCGAGCGCATGCGCGGCAATTCCACGTTGCTCTATCAATTCGCCGCGTTGTTTGGCCCACTGCAAACCCGCGTGATCGGTTTGGCCAACGGCCTTGGCGCGGCATCCATGGCCACCGAGCGGTTAGCCGCATCGGGCAAACTGGCCGAGGGCGGATTGGGCGCAATGGCACTGCGCATCGCGCCCGTGGCGGCCACAATCGCCGCGTTGATTGCGGTGGTATCGGCCGGTGCAATCGCCATTCACCTTTTCCACGAGGCATTGAGTGAGGGCACGAAAGTGGAAGCGGCCCAACTGAATTTAAAGGCGCTCACTGGCAGCACTGAGGCGGCCACGACAGCTTATCAAAATTTCGTCAACCTTTCGCGCAACACCAAGTTTGAGATTCCAGAGTTGGAAAAGGTGTACAACTCACTCTTTCTATTTCGCCGCGCCGGCGATGATGTAAACCAAACGCTCAAAGACATGGTGACATTGACGGCCGGGCCGGCTGGCAATCTGGAATCATTGGCGCGCGCCTTAGAGCAAGTGGAAGAAACCGGCAACGTTACCGCGCTATCCATCCGCGCGTTTCGAACGGCCGGCATCGATCTTGTTTCGTTGCTGTCAACGTCCATGCACATCAGCGCGCAACAGGTGATGGAGGATTTCAAGAAAGGCACGATCACCACCGATCAGTTGCGCGCATCCATGCATCAGGCGGCGCAAGAGGGCGGGTATTTCTCATCCGTCATGCAACTGATGAGTACCGGTACATCGCAATCCTTCAAACGCTTGAGCACCGATTGGAAACAGGCGCTTGGCCAATTCGGCGCGCCAATCGATTCGGCATTGGGGCCGTTGATCGATTTGGTGGATCAAAAGATTGTGGAATTGATCCCCAAATTTGCCGAGGCCGGCGCGCAAGTGGGCGACTGGATAAGAATGATCACGGCGTTGGGCAAGCAAGGCGAAATATTCAATGTGATTTCGTTGGAATGGGATTTGGCCACGCTCAAGATGCGAAAGTATTTTGAGGATCAGTTACAAGACGGCTTTCGCGCGGTGGGGCGCGTGGTGCTTGATCTAATCTTTCCGCCGTTGCTCGTTTACGATCTGGCCAAGAAAGTTTCCGGCGCGGTTATTGACGGCCTTAAAAACGCCGGCAATTCGCCAGAGGCAAAAGCGTATATGGCCGATCTGATGGCCAGTGGTGATCCGTCAACCGGCGCGCCCTACGTCAAGGCATCGCCGATCCTCGGCCCAACCTTGGAAGAAATGGGCGCTACCAATCAAACGCAAGTGGCGATTAACAAGGATCAATCCGATATCAACGCCAAGATTGCGGCCGCATGGAAAGCGGTGGTTGATGCGCGCGCTACGGCCGAAAGTAATTTGCCAAAACCGCCGGCACCAACCGGCGTGTTGAATCCCACCGGCAAAGGCGGTGAAAGCGATTTCGCCAAGTACCAGTCTGATTTAAAAATCATCAACGATTATTGGCAACAGTACAACCTCATCCAAGAGACGGCCCAAACCGAAACCGAGCGCACGCGCCGGATGATGGACTTGCAAGCGGCAACGGTGAAGCAACTGGCCGATCCAAATCAATTCAAGGATCAGCTTACGGCCGGGTTGGAAGATGAAACCCAACGCCGGCTCGCCGCATGGCGTGTGTACGAATCCGAACGCTTGCGGCTGGAAACCGAGACAGAGGAAAAGATCAAGGCCGGCATAACGAGCGAAAGCGATGCGTTTATTTTCGGCATCCACAAGGCGGTGGAAGCATGGGGCAACGCGGCCCAACAAATGCAGCAATTGGGCACCGATATCACCAACTCGATTGCCAACAATTTTTCCAGCGCCATCGGCTCGGTGATCAACGGCACGAAGGATGCAAAGACGGCGTTTCGTGACATGGCCGTTTCGATTCTCCAAGAGATTTCGCAAATGATCATCAAGATGCTGATCTTTCGCGCTATCAGTAGTTTGGTGGGCGGGTTTAGCGGCGGCGGTTCAACCTCAAGCTTTGGCGCACTCTTTGGCGGTGCGAGTAGTAGTGCGAATTTTTCCGGGGCGGTTGTGGCGCACACCGGCGCGCTGATCGGCTCAGACCCATTGCCAAAACGGCAAATGGATCGATCACCCATTGCGCACAACGAGGAATTGACGGTGCTGCAACACGGCGAGGGCGTGTTTACGGCCAATCAGATGCAGCACCTTGCGCCTACGCGCCCGGATGTATTCACGCCATCGCAAATGAATGCGCTTGGTGGAAGCAGCCGAATCGTTAGCGTGCCGCCACCGCATCAAACCATTATCGGCACCGGGCGCACATGGGTGCCGCCCACTTCGCTTCCGCCCACGTACGGCGGCCTCGGATTCGATGCACCGCCCGTGAGTGACAACGCCGGCGTTGCGCCCGTGCGCCAGCCGCCAACGCCTTCACCTATCATCTATGGCGAGCCGGGTATTATCGATCCTGCCACCGGGCCAACCGGGGTGCGATTGCCGCCCACGCCATTGCCACCAATTTTCCCCGGCGGCGAGTTGGGGCATGACGCCAATTTATTCGGTGGTGGGCCAACTGGCGTGCGTCAACCACCGGTACCGTTGCCGCCGATTTTTCCGGGTGGCGAGTTAGGCCATGATGCACCGCCCATGGCCGGCGGCGGTGAAGGTACCCGAGTACCACCCACGCCATTGCCGCCAATCACATTTGTGCCGCCCGGTTTGGTGGATGATTTGGGCGGAAACAATCCGGGTGGAACTATCGTTAGGAAACCGCCCATCAAAGTGCCGCCATCGCCCGTGCCGATTGTGTTTGGTGGCGGCACCGGTAATCAAGGTGATCAAACTGGCACCAAGGGCGGCGGCCCGGCATTTTTGGGGCCACCGATCCACGCGGGCGGCACTGGCCCGGCTTTCCTTGGCCCACCCATTCACGCCGGTGGCGATTTACCGGGCGGCGGCGCGGCTGGCCATCAGCGCCGGCATGGTGGTGGTGCCAATGCGCCGGATATAACCTTTCACTCGGCGGCCAGCCGATTGGGCGGCACGGGGCCAACGGGTGTGGCCAATCGCGCATCCTCAACGCGCACATCGGCCGCCGGGCATTCCGGTATCCCGGCCAATCTTGCGGCCGCCGGCATCACGGCGCGCCAGTATCAAGCCGGGTATAACGAGGCGATAAACAGCCATTTGAATCCATCGGCGTTGCCGCCCGAATGGTACGGCCAGTGGTCGCCATCCGGCCAGTTTGACGGTAGTGGATCATTACCACCGCCGGCCACAGGTGGGGGCGGGGGTGGATACGGAACATCGCCAACCGAATTCGTGCCCGATGGCGGCGGCGGCATGTGGTCGTTAGTCAATGGCGAGGTGAAAGGTTGGGTGAGTCCAAGCGGGCAATTTTTCCCCGGCGTCAATCCAAGCGGTACCTCAAGCGGCACCGGTTTTGATCCCGGTTCGATCAGTCTTGATCCCAATTCCATTCCCGGCGTGCCATTCCCGATTGGCAACGGCTGGTCAATGGAACCGCCGGGGCCGATGGAAAATCCGGTTTACATCGATCCGAGCGGCGGCCAGTGGTCGTACGATCCGAATCTAGGCGAGATGGCGCGGGTTGATCCCGGCTTTGTTGACCCCACCACCGGGTTGCCCGGATTCAACACCGATCCGTACAATCCGAATTTCAACCCCAACGTTGGCGGTAGTGACATTGCGGGGTTTGGCGGCAACCTCGGTATTGGCGGTGAAAATTTCTACTACGATCCGGCCAGTGGTGACACGTACGTTTACGATGAAAACTGGACGTATAAAAACACGATCAGCGGCCAACCGCCCGGCGGGCAAGGTGGCGGCACTAACCCGTTAGGCTACGGCCCGCCCGATAACTGGTACACCAATCCCGATGGCAGCCAATACGTGTACGATGGTGATTGGAATTACATTGGCACCGCGCAACCCGGTGATCCCGGTTACAATCTTGGCGAGGTTCAAAACTATAGTAACCCGTTTAAGGGCGCGATGGCCGGCGGCGGTACGATCGAAGGCGGTGGCCAGTATGACGGCGGCGGATACACGGTGCCCGCGGGATTTAATTCCTACGATGCCGGCGGCGGTGTCACGTGGGTGTACGATTCCAACTGGAATTACATTGGCACGCAAATGACGCCGGGCGGCGAGATTTCGGGCGGCAACACGGCCGGCGGTGCGACGGGCACCACATCGCATCCGGTCAATCTCGGTAATTTGCCAGTAGGCCAATTGAGCGCCCGGCCGCCGTCGAACAATCCGGCCAACTACAATTCCGGCCGAGGATTCAACATGGGTTTCACGGGCAACATCGTGAATGGCCTGATGCAGTTTAGCACCGGCGCAAACGGTGCCACCACGGTGATGGATGTTTTCGGCGGAAGCTCAGGCAACGCCGGCGGCCTCGGCTCACTCGGCATGGCGTTGGGGTTGGGCGGGCCAAGCGTCTTTGGTATCCAATACTCGCACGGCAACGAGCAAGGTTTAGGCGATTCGGAATGGCAGCCGTTTCTTGGCAATATGTCGTGGTCGCCTAACGATGGCACACCGATGCCGGGTTGGGTGGCCAAGCGCATGGGGCGCGATGGCATTGGGCCGGGCATGCAACAGAACTTTTGGTCAAGCCAGTGGTCAGCCACCGGTGATCCGAGTACGTATTATCGGCCGATCAAATATCAATACATTCACACAAGCCTTGGATTGCCAACGGGCGGCAGCGGCGATGGTGCCGGCGATAACAGGCGGCAAGTCACGGGCGGCCCTGATCCCGCGATTAAAATGCATTCGGTTAGGCGATTCCATGAGGGCGGCATTATCGGAAGCGACGATGGCCAGTGGATCAACGTGGATACCATGCCGCGCATGCACGAGGGCGGCATACAGCCCGGCGAGCAAGCGATTATCAAAACCGATGATGAGGGAGTATTTACACCACAGCAAATGGCCAACCTCGCGCCCGTGGGGCATGGCCAAACCAATCTCAATCAACAAAACACTTTCGTGATTGAAACGCACGTGCACTCGGATGGCTCAAGCTCAAGCAGCACCAAACAGGATTCGGGTGATCAACAGTCACGCGATGCGGCCGCGGCGCTCAACCGAAAATTGCGTGTGGCCATTGCCGAGGAAACACGAAGCGGTGGCATCATTCACAACTTCGTGCGATCACAGGGATAGAATATGCCCGCCGATGATTGGACATGGCCGGTTAGCTCGCCAACGGCCGGAAGCGTTAAGAAACAAAACCGTACCGTGCAATTCGGGTACGGATACAAACAGATTGCGCCAGAAGGCCGCAACCGAGCGCCCGTCACTTACGGTGTGCAAATTCGCGGGATTGAGTTTACCGAGTTGCAAGCTGCGTACAATTTTCTCGATGCGCGCGATGGGATGCCATTCCTTTGGACACCGCCGGTACCGCCGATCACCACGCAACAGCAATGGACGTGTGAGGAATACGATTGGATGTACGAGGGCGGATTGATTGCCGGGTTAAACGCTAAATTCGAAATCTTCAACACGTCATAGTGTAAAAGCGGCTGGCAACCGCGGCCGCTCGCGCTAAAGTCGGCGGCATGAGCGTTGGGCCACAAGTGCCGGCAAAGCTGGCCGTCAAAGTCAAACAGTTGGTGCCGGGCACACTGATTGAGCTTTTCGTTGTTGATATCTCCGCAATGATTTCACCGAGCACCGGTTTGGCCGGGCCGATTTACAACTTTCACAATTCCAGCGCGCAAGGTTTGGCACCGCTCACTTTCCAAGGCGATGATTACATGCCGGTGCCGATAATGATGGAAGGATTTGAATTCACGAGCGGCGGCAAACTGCCGCGGCCGTCACTCACTATCGGCAATCTGGCCACGGTTGGTTACACCGGCCGGCGCGTATCCGAGCTTTGCCGGTTATACGATGATTTGGCCGATGCCATCATTTATCGAAAGTTTACGCTGTTTGAATTTCTAGACGGCCAGCCCGGTGCCGATCCGCTCGCCGAAATGCCGGTGGAAGCATGGGCCATTGATTCCAAGGTGGCGGAAACACGCGACACGGTGAGCTTTAATTTGTCCGCGCCATTCGATGTGGAAGGCGCGAAAATTCCGCGGCAACAAGTTTTGGCCAATGCGTGCCGTTGGATTTACCGCGGGCCGATTGGTTGCATCTATGCCGGCGTGCCGAAAACCGATCAATACGGCGTGGCCTTTGTGGGGCCGCTCGTGGATCGTGGCGCGTGGAACGGTGCCACCGTTTATGCGGCCAAGGATTATGTGTACACGCTCGTGAATGGAGTGCGTGAGGTGTACGTTGCCAAAACCGGCGCGCCGGCCGGGCAACATCCGCGATACTTTCCCGCCACATGGACAAAGGATGTATGCATAAAGACAGTGCCGGCATGCGGGTTGCGATTCGCGCCGGCACCACTTCACACGGCCGCTTGGCCGGCGGTTTCACGTGCGCCCGTAGGCGGTTGATATGATCACCGATCCGATCAAGGAACAAATCAAGGCGGCCGCGGCCGAGCGTTTCCCGCGCGAGGCGTGCGGGGTGGTGATCCAAACGGCCGATGGGCAATTTTTTATTGAGTGCGAAAACACGCACCCAAAGCCGTTGCAACATTTCAAGATATCGGAAGTTGAATGGGATTTGGCCGAGCAACGCGGCGCTATCATTTGCATTTGGCACACTCACCCCAACGCGCGCCCGGAAGCGTCATGGGATGACAAGGCGACGGCGGAAGCATGGGAAATCCCGGCGCTAATCTATGCCACGCCGGCGGATTCATGGGATTACTACCAACCGAACGGATGGGAAGCGCCATTGTTAGGCCGGCCATTTGTGTTTGGCGTCTTTGATTGCTGGACGCTATGCGTTGATCACTACCGCCAAAAGCTCGGCATCAAGCTGCCGTACTTCCAAACCGAATACGGGTGGTGGCATCATCAGCGCGATGCCAGCGGCGAAACGATTTTGAAAGCGCCGGAAATCGCGATTGGCAATATCGATGCGGCCGGCTTTCATGTGGTGAACGAGTTGCAAGTAAATGACGTGGTGTTGATGCGGCCGATCCACGGCGCGGCCTGTCATTGCGGGATATGGTTAGGCGATGGCCATTTGATGCATCACTTCGAAGGATTAAAGAGTGAGATAATCGCATACCAACCGGGCGTGGGTTTCTACGGCAAGGCCACCGAATACTTTTGCCGGCACAATTCACTTTAATGCTTACCGATATCACATTGCGCGGTGCGCTCGGCCGGAAATACGGCCGCAAATGGCGGTTGGATGTAAACACACCGCGGGAAGTGATCCACGCAATTGATCGAATGAAACCGGGGATCAAAAGAGATATCCTTGATCTTCACGCGAACAATTACCGGTTTCACATCGGTGCCGGCGGCCGCAAGGAATGCATCCGGCAATTGCAGTTGGACATGACGCACCACGGCCAATCGCTTGAGTTTCGGCCAGTGGCGCGCGGTTCAAGCAGCGGCAAGGGATGGGGTGAGTTGATCATTGGCGTGGTGTTGATTGCCGCGGATGTGATCTTTCTGCATACCGGTGTGCTCACCACGTTGGGGTTGAGCTTGGCGCTTGGCGGTATCTCTCAACTCATTGCGCCATCGCCCTCGGTGGATAACCAAACCAACGTTAAAAACAAGCCATCGTACCAATTCGGCGGGCCGGTCAACATCGCTTTGCAAGGCACGGCCATTCCGCTCGTGTACGGCAAAACGTGGTGTGGCTCGGTGGTGGGATCATCAAGCGTGAAATCCGAGGAAAGAAAATCGGGAAGCAACCCAATCGGATTTATTGAACCGGATGATGATCCGTCCGATGGCAACAACGCCGGCTCGCCGGGCACGTTAGGCGACACGAGCCGGGACATTGACGAATTGTGAAAACGTTAATGGCACCACGGCCGGCCGTGGCGGGATCAGGCGGCCAGAGCGGAAGCGGAAGCTCACCGAAAGAGGCACCGGATTCACTGCAAAGTACGCAGATATCGTACATCAAAGATATTATCAGCGCCGGGCCGATCCGCGGCCTTGTCCATCCCAACATGCAATCCATTGCGCTGGAATTTACGCGCATTCAAAATCTGGATGGGAGCAATAACTTTGCGACGATGCAAGACCCGGCCCATCCGGGCAATCCGAGTGCGGTAATTCCTTCCGATTTGGAAGTGCACTTTTTAACCGGCACACAAGATCAGTTGCCGGTTGTTGGTTTCGAATCCGAGGAAGCAACGGCCGCGGAAGGATTGAAGCTCACTTTTTCCAATCCCTACGTGCGCGAATTCACCAACCCGAATCTGGATGCATTGCGTTTCGATATTCGCACGCCGGCGTTACTCAAGACGGATAAGAAAAGCGGCAACATTTCTGGCAGCAAGATTCAAGTAAAATTTGAGTTAAACATTAACGGTGGCGGTTGGGTGGAAGTGATGAATGACACCATCAAAGGGAAAACCACCGGTGGTTTCACACGATCGTACCGCATCGATCTGGCCGATAGCAGCAAGCCGGGGCCGTGGCAAATCCGCATTACTCGTGTCACGAAGGATTCAACCACGCTGAAATTGCGCAACGATACTTTCATTGATTCGTACACCGAGGTAATTGATAAGAAGCTTTCCCATCCGCTCGTTTCGTATTGCGCAACGCGGTTTGATTCCACGCAATTTTCATCGTTGCCGAGCCGATCCTTTGAGGTTTACGGCCGCATCATCAGCGTGCCCGCAAATTATGATCCTGATACGCGCGCGTACGCCACCACCGGGCCGGGCACTACCGCCGGCGTATGGGATGGCACGTTTAAACAGGCATGGACGCAAAACAACTCGTGGGTGTGTTGGGATTTGTTGACGGATCGAACCAACGGCCTCGGCCTTTACGTTGATCCCGCCAAGTTGAGCAAGTGGGATTTTTACCGGGCCGCGCAAGTATGCGATACGATGGTGCCGGATGGATTCGGCGGCATGGAACCGCGCTACACGTGCAACACGGTGATCACCGGCCGGGCCGATGCCATCGCGGTATTAAACGATTTCTTTGGCTCAATGAACGCGGTACCGGCGTTTATCGGCGGCCAGATTTGCCCGGTGCAAGATAGGCTTGTTGATCCGTCCGAGTATCGGGATGCCTACGGCCCGGCCAATGTTGAAAACGGCGATTTTAATTTTAGCACCACGAGCCGCAAAGAGCGGCACACGGTGGCGTTGATTGAATGGAATGATCCCGCGGATTTCGGCCGGCCAAAAACCGAGTATGTGGAAGATCAACAAGCGCTCTTGGATCATGGCGAAAACGAGTTGCACGTTACCGGCATTGGCATAACGAGCCGCGGGCAAGCGCACCGGCGCGGCCGCATGATGCTGATGCAAGAGCAATTGCGCACCGAGGCATTGACATACAGCACCGGCTTGCAAGGCGCGTCATTGCGGCCGGGCGATGTGATCCCGGTGAGTGTGCCGTTTCGCACTGGCACCACTCCGTACAGCGGCCGCGTGAAAGTGGGCGATACGCCGGGCGTGGTATTGGATACGCCGGTGGTGATTGAGGCCGGCAAAACGTACACAATCTTTTTGACGCTCACCGATGGAAGCAATGTTGAGGTTGCGGTTGGCAACACGCCATCCACCACGGACACGATCAACTTTGTGACTGAATTGGATTTCCCGCCGGTTGATCAATCGGTGTGGATTTTGAGCGCGAGCGATTTAAAGCCTGAACTATTCAGAGTCAACAACGTGAAAATGGTTGACCTGATGAAAACCGAAATCACGGGGATTACTTACAACCCGGCGATATACGATGCGGTGGAAACCAATTTAACGCTTGAGCCGCCGGATACCGATCCGCGGCCCGATCCCGGCAACTGCCCGCCCATCGGCGATGTGACGGTGCAACAAGTCGCATCCACCGATATCACCGGCCGGCTGGTCAATAATCTTGTGATCACGTGGGTGCCGCCGGTCAACCCGGTGGATGGCACGCGGTACGCATTCGTGAAGGAATATCACGTTTCATTGCGCTTTGAGGATGGCAACTGGATTGACGCCGGCAAGACGCGCGAGCCGAGCATTGTTATTCCGGTGGGTGGCGTGGGCCATTACGAGTTTCAGATTTTGGCCGTCAACACGTTAGGCGGATTTTCCGCGCCGGTGGATGCGGAATTTACCGTGACACTGGCCAACCCGTTGCCGCTCTTTGTCGTCAACGGCCTTGAGCTGATCGGCCTTGCGCACGATACGATCTTTGAGCAACGCGATGCCAAGTTTGCGTGGCGCATCAATTCGCCGGCCAATCAAACCGAGATACAGGACGATTTGACGGGCGCGGCCGCCGGCGTGGATGATCCGCACTTTGCATACTTTGAAGTGCGCATGATCGTCAATGGCCTAACGGTCTGGACTGAGAAAACCAAAACGCCAAGTTTCACGCTCACTTACGAAAAAAACGCGGAAGCAAACAACGGCGTGGCACAAGCCAACTTCCGCTTTCAAGTGGCCGCGTGGGATATCTTCAACAATCACAGTGATTCGTTTTTGGATGTGTCCAACCCGGCACCGCCGGCACCGGATGCTTTCGCGGTATCCGCATCATTCAAGCAAGTGTTTGGATCATGGCGCAATCCGTCCGTGGTTGATCTGGCCGCCATTCACGTGTTTGAAAGCGCCACCAACGATTCATCCACGGCCGTGGAAGTGGCGGTGCTCGGCCAGAATAACACCACCTTTACCCGCGTGGTGACTGATCCACCGCCGGCCACCAAATATTATTGGCTCAAGGCCGAGGATAGTTTCGGCAATCTCAGCCCATTCAGCGCAATGGCCACGGCCACCACCGGTACGATCGGCAACACTGATATTTCCAGTTTCGCGGTTGATATCACCAAGATGTTTACCAACACCGTGGCCTTGCAAGGCGCGGCATGGTTCGACAATCAAAACGGCCTCGTTAGTGCGGCCGGGTATATCTCATGGAGTGCACACACGCTCGTTTATCAGGGCGCGCTGTACGCCATCGCGGCCGGTAGCACCAACTTGCAATACGTTTATTGGGATGGGGTGAGCGCGGTTTATTCGGCGAGCGATGCGTTGCCGAGCTTGACCGATGGACAATTTATCATCGCCACCAACGCCAACGATGCCGGCATTCACGATTTGGCGTGGAACGCGATGGCCAACGCGCTGATCGGCTCGGCTTACATCGCCAACTTGGCCGTGACAAGCGCCAAGATTCAAACGTTGGTGGCCGATAAGATCGTGGGCGGCACGATCCTTGGCCAAACCATTATCATTGGTCAGGATTTGGGCGGCATCCCCGGCGTGATCAAGAGCGCCAATTATGTGGCCGGCGTTTCGGGTTGGCGCATTTACGTGGATGCGGCCGGCCTCGGCCATCTTGAGGCGTACGCGGGAATTTTCGGCGGCGCAATTAACGTGGCCGGCAAATTCGTGGTGGATGATGCCACCGGAAAAGTAACGCTTGGCACCGCGCCAAATGTCATGGTGTTGAATCCTGATGGCTCAATGCAGATTGGCGGCACGGCCGGCGCATCGTTTTATGTTGGTTTGTCCGATCCGTTAGACTCAACCACGTTTGGAGCGATTTGGATTGGCGCGGCCACATTCGCCAACGCGCCATGGGGCGTGGATAATCAGGGAAACCAAAAGACCAAGGCCGGGCCGCAAACCGGCCACACGGTTGATGTGGGCGCTATCAACGGAACGATTGCCGCGCCGGTGACTGATCAAGCCGGCGCGTACCAAGGCAACATCAATCTCACCGCGCCCACTCCGTACAGCATTCTTTTTTACACGCTGGATGGCACAACGCCGGCGTGGGATACCGGATTAAATCCGACGGGTACCACGGTCAAGATCAACGCCATTACCGGAGTGGTGGCAATTTCGGGCAACATCACGCTCAAGGCTTTTGCGGTGAAATTGGGTTGGGTGAGCACCATGTTGAGCGTGGCGTTTACAACGGCCGGCGGAACGGTGGTGGCCAACCCGGCGCTCGGCCTCGCGCCCGGTTACTACACCACCACCACGGGCGCAAAGAATGTGCCCGTCAGTTGCGCAACATCCGGCTCAACTATTTTCGCCACAACCGATGGCACCACGCCAACCCACACGGGCGCGACACCAACCGGCACCACATTCATTCCGGGCGCAAACATCAGCGTGTTTGGCAATAAGACGATCAAACTGATTGGCTATAAGGCCGGCATGACCGATTCGGGGCTAACAGTCGGAACGTACGATGTGGAAGTGGGCGGCCGCGGCAACCCGTGAGGAAAAAGCCTCAATTGAGGCTCGATACTTTTTGCGGATCGATTAAATAGAAACCACCACCCATGGCACAAATCCGAACCGCCCAAGCAATTGTTGCTAACGCGAGCCAACGCGTAATCGCCAGTGATGCCATCGTGGATTGGAGTACGGTCAATCCTAACGATATCTTTTCGGTGCCGGCCGCGCTCAATTCTGCCGCCTACAACAACGGCGTGTTGTATTTCGTAGATCACACGGCCGCGCCCGGTGTGAGCGGTAGCGGCAAGTGGGAAATATTTTTAAGCGTCCCGTTTTCCAAACCGAGCGGCACGGTTTATTACGCGGTTTCGAAGGATTTCTTTCCCAATACCGGCGCGCCAAAAGTCAATTATGGCGACGTGGAAACGATCCTGCTTTTGATGCGCGCGGTTGCGGTGATGGATGGATACATTGGCCGGCTTGTCGGTACAACCCATTCCAAGGTGATTGCCGGCGCGGATATCGGAGCGATTCGAATTTACATGCCGATCACCGGCTTGACCGTTGCGCCCACATTCGTTGGGCGGCCGGTGTTTAAAAAGACGGCCAGCGGCGAGGATGATATTGATCCAATTTCAATCGATACCGTCACGAGCGCCGGGTATTATGTGAATTTAAGTGCCGGCGCGGTGGCCGGGCAAACGTTGCAAAACTCGTACGTGCCAAACATTACATGAAACGATCTTTGATTTTCTCGTTAATCCTCGCGCCCATCTTAGCGCTGGCCGCGGTGCCAAGCTCAAACGAGCGATGGGATACCAATGTTGACGCCAACAGCAAAGCCATTGCGAACTTTGGCGGCTTAACCTCGGCCGCGGATTCCTCGGCCGCGGTGATCTGGCACCTTGGCACCACCAACGGCACGAAGGTTGGCGGCTCAACAACTGAAAAACTCGGTTTCTATAATTCCACGCCAATCGTTAAGCCAACCGGCAGTTTAATCACGGCATTGGGCAACCTCGGTTTGGTGGGATCGGGTACCGTCAACTTTTCCGAATTAAGCGGCTCACTCACAAGCGCACAACTTGTTGCGGCCGGCGGGATCGTGGCGGCCGGCGCGAGCGGCGGGCAAACACTCAAGGGTGACACCTTAACGGGCGGCAATCTCACACTGATGAGCACCGCGCACGCAACCAAGGGCAAGATACTTTTCGGCACGAGCGCGTACGATGAGGCCAATAACCGGCTCGGCATTGGCACCGCATCGCCTACCGTGCCGCTTGATGTGTTGGGATCGGCCATCATCGGCCGGGATCAAACCAACTATTTTACGTTGGCGGGATCAAGCACCATTCCGCAACTCACGGTGAACGGTTCGGGTTCCGATATTGATTTTTCGATTAACCCGAAAGGCAACGGGCAAGTGTTGTTTGGTGCCGGCGGGTGGGCGTACGCCACGGCCGCCAGCGGCAAGGCGGGTATTATTTTCAACAACGGCAGTAGTGATTCACCGGGCGTAAAATTCGCCTACGGAACCAACCTCAATTTTGCCATTGATGCATTCAGCGGAGTGGTGCGCATCATCAAAAACGCGGACGAATCAACCGGCCTGCAAATCGCGTCATGGGATACGGGCGGGAATTTCATCACGTTAGGCACGATCACGGCCGGGAGCGGTGTAATTGCGCTCACCAACTCAACCGGAAATCTGTTGGGCGCGAATCTGGCCACCAACTCGGTATCCAATTCCGCGCTGGCGCAAATGGCCACGCTCACAATCAAGGGCAACAACACCGGCGGCACGGCCAATGCGCTTGATCTGACTGGCGCACAAGTCAAAACGTTGCTTGCGATTGCGCAAGCGGATGTTTCCGGCCTAACAACGGGAAGCTCACCGAGTTTTAACGGCCTCACCCTGAGCACCACACCATTGGCCGGCGCGAGCGGCGGCACCGGGGTGAGTAACAGCGGTAAAACCATCACGCTTGGCGGCAACCTCACCACGAGCGGATCATTTGCCGTCACATTCACCCTGAGCGGTACAACGAGCGTGACATTGCCCACGTCCGGCACATTGATGACATTGGGCGGCGGCACACTCACTGGCGAGGTAATCGTTTCCGCGGCCACCGGCCCAACAGACGTGGCCTCAATCGGTTTCCGCGGCGCGCCACAAAACGCACAAAATACGGCATACACATTCGTGTTGACCGATGCCGGCAAGAGCCTGTTTCACGATGAAGTAACGGCCCGCACGTACACGATACCGGCCAATGCATCGGTGGCGTTTCCGATAGGCACCACGATCACGATCATCAACAACAACAGCGCCGGCGTGATCACTCTGGCAATCACGAGCGATACGTTGCGCCGGGGCGACGGAACCGCCGGCACCGGTAGCCGGACAATCACGGCCGATAGTGTGGTGACAATCATCAAAACCAAATCAACCGAGTGGCTGATTACAGGAAAATTCTCGTGAAATTATTTTCAATTCTCGCGGCTGGCGTAATCCAAGTGCTCGTTAGCAACAACATGGGCACGGGCGGCGCTTTCTCGCCAGTCACGCACACTTACAACGGCACATCGGGAAATGAAACCGTGCCGACCGGCGCAAGCTCGTTGACAATTGAAGCATGGGGCGGCGGCGGGCAAGGCGGCTTGATCACGGGCGCAAGTACTGGCCGCGGTGGTGCCGGCGGCGGTTACTGTAAAACCATCGTGACTATTTCGGCCGGCGATTATGGCGCAAGCTTGGCCTATGTATCGGCGGCGGCCCTATCCACTAGAACAGTCTCGGCCGCGGGCACCAATGGCACCACTTCCACGGTTACATTGAGCGGCCTGATTGCCGCGCCAAGCAATCTATCAGCGGGCGGTGGTAACGGCGGGGCGGCGGCCACATCAGGCCCGAGCACGGGCGGCGTGGCCACCGGCGGCAATAATACCAATACCAATGGTTCAAACAACAGCACGGTTTCCGGTGGCGCGGGTGCCGGGCCGGGCGGTGGTGCCGGCGGGACGGCTTGCGGTGATGGTACGAGTTTGGGCGGCGGCGGTGCCGGTGGAAACACTGACAGTTGCGGCCAGAGCGGCGGCGGCGGGCAAGGCCAAGTAAAATTCACTTGGACCTAATCAGCGCTTGCCAGTCGATCACGGCCGGGCGATAACTGCGCCAGCATCTTAGTTGCCGCACGCGCCTAGATTGCCAACCCCAAACTTCCCTTGGCCGTGCCTGATCACCGGAAATTTCTCCGTATCTTAATCGTTGATGACAATGCCGCGTGGGTGCAAAGCGTCATACGATTGATTGAACAAAACTTGCCAAACTCAACGCGTGAAGTGCGGTGGGAAGCAACGTTGGCGCTCGGCAAAAAGGCCGTGTTGGAGGATGAGCCGGACATTGTTTTACTGGATTTGGATTTTCCAGATTCCAAGTGGGAAGAAACAATAGAGCAAATCCCATTCTTTAATACTCGCCGGGTGGTTTTCATTCTCACCGCCATGGCCGGGGATCGATCAAGCGAAGGCGCATGGTTGAAGGCGAATTGCGGCGCACGCGGCGCGCGCAACATGTACGCCAAAGACGAAATATCAGTGCGGTACATGTTGGATGAAATTATTTTCGTGCATGCGCAACGAGTGCTCGCGCCACAACTAGCGAATGGATATAAAAAGGGATAAGAGGGAATTTTGAAATGGCGCATCACAATGTTCAATTGCCCGCACACGTAAACCCCGAAACACTTTCGGAAGTGCTCAACATGCTGGCCGGGCCGCCAAGCCCTACGCATACGATTGCGATGCAGTTGCAACGGGCATCCAACGTTGCGGACAATTTTAAAAAGCTCGTGGCCGGCGTGATCGGCGGCGGGATGCTCATTATCGGGGCGCTTTGGTATATTTTCGGCGTACTCAATCATGTGGATAACAACACCGAGGTTGCCAAACGATTCGTGGCCAAAGAGGCCGGGTATGATCAGGCGTTTAGCGCATACACGCGCCTTTCGTCTAACGAGGCGGCATACAACGCCATGGTGAAGGAATGGGGCGTATTCACGTTGGGGCCATCGTGTGATCTGGCCCGGTTGCGCCAAATGGAGTGGCAACAGGATTTGGGTTTAACCAATCACGATATCAAAGAGCGCAATTTACCGGCACCGAGCTATAAGGGGCCGGCCGACAAGCGCCCTTAGAATTGGATTGACGCACCGGCCCGGCGGCCGGATTCTTTCGGCCAAGATGAAAGCACGCCACATACATTTCCTTGGATTGTTTATTGCGGTGGCCGCCATTGCCGGCGTGATGCAGTGGGACACCACGCAGCCGGTCAACGGCGATTCGCAATTAGACACGTTGCAGAAATTGCTTTCGCTGGCCAACAACCGCGGCGCGTTGGTAGATCATTCGGGATCGATCACGGCCGGCGGAACTGCGCAGGTTGTAACAAGCGCAAATGTGGATCGGCACTATCTGATGGTGCAAAATAATTCCGCGGGCGATGAATGGGTGAATTTCGGAATTAGCGCGGTGGTTGGGCAACCATCGGTGCGAATCGTGGCTGGCGACACGGCCACGTGGGATTCGTTTATTCCCACGCAAAGTATTTCGATCATCGGCGCGACTACCGGCCAAACGTTTACGATCAAGGATAACTGATGGCGTTTTCGCCGGCCGGGTTGGGTTGGATGGGTCGCGGCAAGGGCATTCGCCGCGCGTTATCCCGGCCGATTGGTACCGGCGGCTCGTATTATTCGGGATCAGGCGTGGGCGCTTCGTTGGTGGCCAGCTTCCCCGTACTCGTTTCATTCAACGGGCCGAGCGGCCGGATGGGTGCCGAAAATCCCAACTCGTTAGGATTTGGGTTTTCTGGCGCGCCAGTCAGTAATTTAACGGTGGCGTTGGCCAGCGGTTACACCGCGCCATGGCTGACAATCACGATTGCCGGCAACGGCCAAGGATTCACCTTGAGCGGCATTCCACCGGCAAGCGCCATTGGCTCAAGCGTGGTGCTAAATGTGAACGCTGTATTTGGCCCGGCCGGGCAAACATCCGGCTTTAGCGCCGGTCTGATTATATATCCGGTGTTGAATCCTGATTTCACCCCGCCACCTACAACCGGGATTGATGGCGCGGTGCATCTGACAAGTACCGTTGGACAGGCATTGAATTTCGATTTCCCGTACAACGCGGCAGTTTTTCAAGCCACCTTCACACCATCCGATCCAAGCGTTGTTGTGAATACCGGTGCGATGCCGGGCGGTGGCAGTGGAATGCATATCGGCGGCACACCGTTGGCCGGCAATTACATAGTTACGGTGGATGTGCGTGATAGCTCCTTTGTCTTGCTTAAGCATTACATTTTTCAAATTACGGTTAGTTAGACCGTGAGGGCTGTAATGTCGCTTTGGACTCGGCCAAGCGGCGGCCATGTCGGATATCTCACCGCCCTTTGCCTGATTCTTTCGGTGCGACTGGCGCGCCGGCATTACGATTCATTACACTTAGAAACGGATGAGGCCGGCCGCTACCACTTGATTGATCGGTTGGCGTTGCCGTTTACGAGCGTTGGAATCGGATTGGAAGATTTCAACCCGGCCGGATTGAATGGCGTGTGGGCGCTCGGAAAAATCGCGACATTCGCCATGCAGCGCGGCCCGTTCATTCATCTGGATGGTGATGTGTTTTTGTGGGAACGGCCAAGCGTGGATCGTGCGCAAGTATTCGCCCAATCGCCGGAAAGTTTCAGCGAACAAGAAAATATGTGGGCCTATCCATTCCACGAAACCCGCGCCGGTATCCGTTACGCCAACATTGAATGGGCGGCCGCACTGGCCCGGCATGCGGCCGTTGCTTACAACACCGGAATTATTGGCGGTTGGGATTGGCGCTTTCTCGTTGAGTATGCGCAAGAATCTTTGGACATAGCCGAGCGCAACCTTGCGCTCTGGCAATCAATGGGCGGCACGCGCGCATCCATCATGCTTGAGCAATTCGGCTTGTGGGCATTCACGAGCTTTTACGGTATCCGTCCGGCCACGATCCTCACCGGGTTACACGATCACGAGGCCATCCGCGCCGGGTACACACACTTACTCGGCTACTCAAAACACGAGGCGGGCATGAAAGAACGGATGGAAAAACGCGCCCGTGAAATCGCGCCAGAAAACTGGCAACGGCTGGCGTCAAGTTTTTAGTGTTGCAACGAGCCTCAATTGGGGCTAATTGCTCGCACATGGCCGATCCCATCCAAGTCCCGCCGGGCGAATTGGTGAAGATTCCGCAACCCGGCATGATGGCCAGCGCTCTCGGTGCCAACTGGCGCACAACTTTTTGGGGCACCATCGCGGCCGTTGGTACTGGCGTGGTTGGCCTTTGCGTTTCGATCAATCAGGCGGCCACGGCCACGGGCACCAATGACATTGATCCGACCGTGCAATTTATTCTGTACGCGGTGCCGGCAAAATGGCGCTTTTGGCTTACCTTTTCCGCGGCAATTATCGCCGGTATCGCCGGGCAACGTTTCGCGCATCACTCCAAATCCAAGAATGTGATGGGCGGTACGATCGAACAAGACGCCGGCGGCAACATAGCAGTGCCACAGATTGCAGTTGCGCCCGAACCACACGCGGCCTTACCTTTGCGACCAATCCCACCGGGCACCGGCGGCAAAACCTAACGAGAAAAAATTATGGCTGATACTCCAACCCCAAACGCGGCCGGTATTGTTACCGAGCCGATCAACGATCATCCCGAATTTGCCGGCGCGGAAGCGCCCAAGGATAAAACGGCGGCCGTCAAAGCGGTTAAGCCATTGAATTCGAAACCGTGGCAACCACAAGCGGCCGTGACAACGGCGCAAGTGTCCGATGTGATCAATCAAGCCAAGGCGGCCGCGGCGAGTGGCCAGTTTCTTTTCGATCAACCCATTGCGCATCCGAGCATCGGCGAAAACGGCCGGCTCGTTAAGCTGATGGGCGATACCGCCACCATCCGTTATGGCAACGGCGAAATGAAGGATTTTCCGAAAGGCGAAATCTTTGATCCGACCGTGGCCGAGGATATCGCCGCATCTTTGGTGAACGCGGAACCGGTGCAGCAAAACAAACCGCCCGTGACTGGCCCGGCCAAACCGGCCGGTGGAAGTGGCAGCGCGCCAGTTGTCACCGCACTGATGGCGGCGCTTCTGTTGAGCTTTTCGTTTCTCGGTGTGGCATGCGAAACCACCGGCAGCCAGCAAATCAAGGGCACCGCGGCCGCCAAGGTGCGCGAGGTTGTGACGTTGAGTGAGCCGGAAATACGGCCGCTCGCCGCACTGGCCACCGATGGTGTGTTTGCTTTCGCGCTCACCCCGGCGCAACGGGATGCCACGATTGCGGCCACGTCCAAGATTGTTGGTATCGTTAGCGCGGCATCAGGCATGACGCCGGACCAATTCCAAGCGGCCTTACTGGCGGCGCTTCCGCCCGATCCGCAATATCAGGAAATGTCCGCAAGTCTGACGCACATTTACTCGTTAGGTATCAACTTACTGAGCGGTGATCCAAAGCTTTTATTGAAAGCGGCGGTGGATATCGCGGCCGGCATCAACGATTCCATCAACGCGTGGAAACGGATTACCAGCCCGGCCGCGGCTACGATCAAAACTGGCGAGTTTCGATTAAACCGGCCGGCGGTACTCGGGTACATTCGCAACGGCCGATACTACGCGCGACGGTAAACCTTTAATCTCCCCGCACTATGATTGGATTTGGTTGGCTCACTCCCGCACTCGATATTATTTCGGGTGCGCTGAAAGCTTGGAATGCCAAGCGCGATTTGGCCAACACGCCGGAAATGAAAGAGGGCGCAACCGCGCAATTGGCGGTTAATCGCACCAACGAAATCAACCGGCTCAATGGTGTGCTCGCATCCACCACGGCAACCAAGGCCGAAAAAGATGCGGCCGAAAAGCGGTTGGAAGAAATGGACGCCGAATGATCAAGCGCACTTTACACTTTCTCGTTTTAACCGCGGCATTCGTGGCCGTGTTGCCATTGCCGGCATGCCATCGCGGGCCAGAGCGGCACGATATGGCCGCCTACCATCAAACGGTGGTGCCGGGCCAAGTCGAATCGCGCGTACCATCCTTTTCGGGTAACACGCAAACCAGTGGCGATGTGGCCGGCGCGTACAATGCCCATGGCCGGTTGTGGGATTCGCACAAGCTCGCGCGATACGATGGCCTCTTGGCCGCGTATGGCGATAAAATCGCCGGTGGGATCAAGCCGGGTGATCGTATTGGGATAACCAAAGAGGGCGATTACTGGCGAGTCACGTACGAGGTTGCGGTGCGATTCACCATTATGAATCAAATGCGGCTGGATCATTTGAAGCTATGAAAAGCGCTTGGCAATATTTAGTCATCGCGTTTGAAATCGCGTGGGCCGTTTCGTGCATCGCCTTACCGATCTTGCGCATCTTTCATGTGATCGGCTGGAATTGGTTTTATTGCCTATTGCCGATCCTGTTGCTATTTACTTTTATCGCCATCGTGGTGATCTGGATGTGGGAAGAAGCGCAACACGGCCGTTGGAATTAAATTTATGAGCGAAACGAAAATCTATCTTCCCGATCACGCCAAGGCATTTCTCGGTGATGGCAAATTGCCGTGGCAAAACGCCAAGCTCAATCCGCTCAAGCTTGAGGGTTTAATTTTCGGTGGGGTGATTTCGTTCGACACGCCCAAAGTGGTGATCTTAACGGCCGATGCGGACATTGACACCGATGGGCCGGGTTGTTCGAAAGCGGTTGATCCTTGGTGCTTGCCCGATACGTCATTGCGCTACAGCGGCGGCACTTCGTGCGATTCCCGACACTTCCCCGGCATTGTAATACCGCCGGTGCTGCAACATCAGTTTGGATGCAAGGTTGGCGATTTCTCGCTGATCGTGTGGCACGGGGCGCTTGTGGCGTGCCAAGTGTACGACACTGGCCCAATGAAAAAGATTGGCGAAATCAGCATTTACGCCGGCCGGGCCAGCGGGATTGTGGGGCCGAATGTCACCGATAAGCACGCGGCCACGATTGGCAATAGCGTGACTGATTGCGTGTATGTCGTCTTTCCGGGGAGCGGGCCGGGCCATGCCATCGCGCCCGATCTGATTGGGCCGAGTGTGCAACGCTTGGAAGCGCTCGCACATCTTATCCCGGCGTGATCCCCGGCGATATCCGGTGCTTTCTCTTAACGCCGGCGCGCAAGCTTAAACGTACCTTTCGCCGGTACGCATCCGGTTCGACGTGCCAGTTTAATCACGGGTATCACAACGCGCATGCGCCGTTGGATGTGATCCCGTACCACGAGCCGATCATCAGGGCGCAGAACGAGGCCGCGTTTGCCGGCGATGATCGTTGGCCAACTCACTGCCAATGCGGGTATGAATTTTCGGCCTCGGATACTTGGCAAATTTTCACTGATTCGATTTATGTTCGACAGGACACCGGCGAGGAATTGGCGTTAAGCGATGCACCGCCGGGCGCGATGTGGGATGCGGAATGGTTGCATGGCCATCCCATGTGGGAAGGGCCGGACGGAAAATCGTTGATGGTAATATGTCCATGCGGCACGCACTGGCACATTGATGGCGTGGCAAACAATTGCACGATGAAACACGATCACGTGCACAAGTGTTGGGTGCGTGAAGGCGAGCCGCCCAACCTCACCGTGGGCAAGAATGGATACACGTGTGCGGCCGGGGCCGGCTCAATTCAAACGCCAACGTGGCACGGGTTTTTGACGCGTGGAATCTTGAGTGTGAACCGCAACCCGTAGTTTCGAGAAATCGCGTCAAGAAATATTTTCCCACGATAGAGCGAACGGCCGAAAAGGGCCGTTTTCGCGCATTCCGCAAAACGCGATTTGGTAAATTAGTGGAATGCAATTCAAAAACTCAACTTCAATACCTAACGAAACACTCAGGGAAATAGTACGATTCGTGCGCCCGGCCGGCATACGAATTCGGTTGGTGCAATTCACCAAGGCCAAATACGGATCACGCGGCCGCGGCGGAAGCGGGCACATCCTTGTGCGAGTGGATGACAAGGATAAGTATCCGATGCATCGGCACGCGCACCGCAAGTGCGGCCATTACTTGCCGGTGTGGTTATACAACCAAGAGGAATCAATTGTGTACATCACCGCGCACGAGGCGCGCCATTGCTGGCAATCCAAGCACCCACGCGGGTATCGGGTGTGGGGCGCGCGCGGCAAGTACAGTGAGCGGGACGCGTGCGCCTACGGGATCAGAATGTTGCGCGCATGGCGGCGGCGGAATTGTCTTGCCGAGCATAAAACATTATGCGATGCGTTGGATTCAAACTCAAACCAAAGGACACCGCACAATGATCACGATAAGCCAATTGATCCGCGCATTGATCGGCCGGGTATCGGCCGACCGGGGCCGCATCGAAACGTTGACGGCCGAGAAATCAGTATTGCAGAAACAGCTTGCGGCGGCATTGGCGGGTAACGCCGGCCCGGCCAAAGCCGATTGGGATGCGGATGCGGTGATGCGTTCCATTGGTCAAGGTGGGGTGGCGGATATCGTGCGCGAGCTTAACACGCGCGGTGGGGTGGCCGATCCTGATTTGGCCAAGGCCATCGAAAGCGGATTGCGCGTGTTGGATCGTGCCAATGCGGTTGATCTATTAGAGCACGTGGAAGGCGAGGCATTCGGCACGGCCGAGCCGCCGGCCGGGCCGCTCGTGCGGCGCATGCTTGATCTTACCCCGCCACTCATACCGCCGTCCGATCAGACGCCAGCGGCCACGGCCAATGCCGAGCCACCACCGCAACCACCGGAACCGGGATTGGTGCCAGTGGTGCCCGATACCACCGGCGTTGAACATGGAAAACCGATTGGCGAAACACCGCGCGAGTATTCGCACGAGGAATTGATTGCGCATTACGGCCCGTTGCCGCCGGGTGCAACCGGTTGGGATCAGGCGAGTGGCAAGGCAATCTTTCCGCTCACCGCGGCCGATATAAGCAAGGTGCCGCGCAAGAAAATTCAAGACGTGGATACCAGTAAAGACGGCCACGGGGAAAAGATCGAATCCGCATTGTGAGCAAGCGGGAGCTATCGTTAGGCGACGGCCTCAAGTTGCCGCTTGCCGCCATCACGCAACGCTTTGGTTTCCTCGGTACGATCGGCAGCGGCAAAACCTACGGGGCCACCAAGCTGGCCGAATGCATGCTGGACGCCGGCGCACAAATTGTGGCCATCGATCCCGTTGGCGTGTGGTGGGGATTGCGCGCCGGGGCCAAGAAAGGCGAGCCGGGGTTTTCCATTCCCGTGTTTGGCGGGTTGCATGGGGATGTGCCGCTTGAGCCGGGAAGCGGCCGGCGCATTGCCGATCTGATCGTGGATCGGCGCATATCCGCGGTAATCGATTTATCCCAAATCGAATTCGACACCGATAGGGCCAAGTGGCTTTCCGATTTCGGCGCACGGTTTTTCTTTCGCAAACAGCAAAAGCCATCGGCCGTGCATTTATTCTTTGAGGAAGCGCAAGAAATCTTGCCAGAGGAACCGCAGAAAAATGAAACGCTGATGCTGCATGTATTCGTGCGCATGGCCAAGCTCGGCCGCAATTTCGGCATTGGCATGAGCCTGATTACGCAACGGCCGCAAGACACGAGTAAAAAGGCGCTCAACCTCACCGAGTGCGTGTTGGCCTTTCGGATCGTTGGGCCGCACGAGCGGGCCGCCATCAAACGTTGGGTGGATTACAAGGGCGCGCCCGCCGGCATCTTGGATGCGTTGCCCACACTGGAAACCGGCCACGCGCGGATTGTTTCGCGCGAATGGTTGAAGATCGATGACACGTATTTAATTGGCCAGAAACGCACCGCGGATGTTTCCAGTACGCCCAAACATGGCGCACGCAAAATCAAACAGCGCGAGCTTACCCCGGTTGATCTGGATGTGTTGCGCAAGGAAATGGCCGAGACATTGGAACGGGCCAAGGCCGATGATCCCGCGGAACTGCGCAAGGAACTGGCCGAGTTGCGGCGCGAACATCAAAAGTTGTTGGGAGCGGCCGCGCGCGAAAGCGCCAAGCCAGCCGCGCCCGTGGTCAAACAAAAGATCGTGGTAATCGGCGGGCCGCAAGCCAAGCGCATGGAAGCGGCCGGCAAGATGATGTGCGAGGCCGTCAATAAATTCAATGCGGCCAACGCGGATTTGGCCAAACTGTTTTCGGCCGGCAATGCCAGAGTACCGGTACCGCCACCGATCAAACCGCCCGCACACATTCCGCCGGCCAAGCGCCCGATCAGCGCGCCACCACCGCGGCCGCCAGCGGCCACTGGCGAGGCGTTTGATGATATTGATCTTGGTGCCGGCGAGCGGCGATTGGCCGTGGCCATCGCGCAACTTGGCGAGGCTGGCAAAGCTCAGTTGATTGCGCTGGCCGGATTCAAAAAAAGCTCGTGCAACGAATACTTGCGGAGGTTGATACGATACGAGTTGGTGATAGAGCGCGCCGGTTGGTATCAAATGACGCCCAAAGGATTGGTGTGGCTCGGCCCGTACGAGCCGTTGCCCACCGGACAAGACTTGATCCAATATTGGATCGGCAAATTGCCGGGCGGCGAATCGGCCGTGTTTAAAGCTGTCTCGGAACAATCCGGCATTGAGCGCGAGGCCATCGATACAGTCACCGGGTTCAAGAAATCCACGCGCAACGAGTATTTGCGGCGGTTGGATCGGCGCAAGCTCGTGGTATTTGAGGGCACTACGGTGCAACTCGCGCCGGCGCTGGCCGGGTAGGAAAAAGCCCCAATTGAGGCTCGTTCAAAAAGCCTTAAAAAAAGGCTTGCGCAGTATCATAAGCGGCTTATGATGCTCACACGATGACAACAAAACCAACCGTAGGGCAAACCATGACAGTGCGCGGCATCAAGTGCCGCATTACCAAGGTGCTTCCGCTCGGCACGCTTGAGGTTGAATCCTTGTGCGGCAACTACGCGTATCGCGTTTCTGGCCTCAACTTTCTGTAATCATGGCCACGCAAAAACGGGTGCGAATCCCAAAGGTTATCAAGCCGGGCGACGTGATCACCGGCATTGGCCACAACGGCTGGTTTCCCGGCGTGGTCAAAACTGTTGAGAGCATCCAGCTTTACCGCAACAGCGCGCATACACCGCGTTACCATCTGACCGATGGCGATGTGAAATGGCAGCTAGATCACCGCGACGTGCGCCAGCATCAATCCACGCGGTTGACCACCGATGGTGAAGTGAAGCTTCAAGACGTGCGCGACGTGTTGCAAGAAATCGAGTGGTAAATATGGCTAACAAAAATCATTACATCGATCCGCGCGACCCCAACGCGCCCGATTGCGAAACGTACGGCCACACGCCGGTGGTTAAAGATGAATCTGCGGATGGATCACGTCAGCTTGTTGTGTGCGAAGAATGCGGCCACGAGGAATTGATTTGATTATGGCTAACCAATGGAACGTTGACGTTGAATCCGGCGCGGTAACTGCCAACGGCCGGCTCGTGGGCATGCTCAGAGGTTTCAAACCGTCTGATATGAAATTGATTGGGGCCGCGCCGGCGTTGCTGGAAGCGGCCAAGGTTCATGCCGGTTTTAGCGTGGCCCGGCCGAGCGATGATGCACCGTGCCATGTTGGACTGGTACCAAAGGAACGTTGCGGCCGATGCCAGCGTGCGGCCGCGCTCTATGCCGCCATTGAGGCGGCGGAATAAGTTATATGGCCATACTCCAAATTGAAGAAAGTAAACGGCACGGCAAAGCGTGCGCGGGTTATAAGCGAACATCCACCATCCAAGTGCGCGAGTTTCCCATCGGGGTGGATTACTACCTTTTGAAAAAGCAATTCAGATTCACGGTGGGTGATTCTGACAGCCGGGCCAAGGCCGTGGCCAAGGCGCAAGAGTATGTGGATTCGCACAACGCGACCGCATAAAACTTTCTGTTGCCTATAGATCAACAATCGGCATACTGAAAACCGGCCGGCGGCGGCCTCAACTTCAAAATCAAAAATCAAATGAGACTAATTCCAATCAGCGAAATTTTGGAAATGGAAGATGATGAAAAAGTGCGCGCGTGCCGCGGCACCATCAAAACCGTTTACCAGCAAAGCAGCGGAACCAACGAGCATGGCGATTGGTCGTTGCAAAATCTGATCATCAAAGATCGAACCGGGGAAATTAAGGTTAAACTCAAGGATCACGACGAAGTACCGAAAAATTGGGCCGGCAAAGAGGTATTGATTGAGTGTTTCAAGAGCGAAAAACACGGGTGGGTTGGCGTGCAAGCCAAGCATGACACGTGGAAAAAGAAAACATCCACGATCCTGTACGTGACCAAGGCCGGCGAATTTGGGTTATACACCGAGGGAAGCGATAGCGAGGGCGGCGATGGTGAGGCCGAGGAAAAGCCAGCCAAGAAAGGCGCGGCCAAGAAAACGCCGGCGAAACCCGGCCGTGCCGCCAATGATGAGGGCGATGGCGATTGGCGGGATCATGTCATTCACATCAACGGGCCACTTAAAGATCGGACGCTTTCTGATCTTGAGGAAGGCGAGGCCAATTGGCTTTCGGCGCATTGGTTGCCGCGCACGCTCAACAAGGAATTGAGTGACGAGGATGCAGCCTTGGCCATCGCGGTGAAAAAGATGGTGAAAGCGGTGAAGGCCGGCGAATCACTCAAAGGGGATGGTGGCGGCCAAAGCGAAAAGGCGGCCGGCAAATCCGAGTTGCCGTTAGGCGCGGTTGATGAAAACAAGCGACCGGCGCGCAATGGCCATCAACAGCACGAGGCCGGTTCACCGGAAACAGTTAAGGACGTGAAGCTTGCTCTAATCCGCACGGCCAACCTGTATAATATGTGCGTGCGCGTGGTGGCCAACGTGATCCAACCGCAATGGAAGCACAACACGGGCGATATCATGTCACCGGATCAGCAACAATCCACCATCGCATCCATGTTTATCGGCGCGGAAAGAGGCGGCATGCAATTCAAGATGCCGTGCACCGTGATTGATTTTGCCGCGGAAGATAAAGAGAAGGCCAGCGCGGCCGCCAAGCCAAAAGAGGAATAGGCCGTGCCGATCCAAATTCGACAGGATCAAAAACGCGGATGCGGTTGGCGGCAACCGGGCGGCCTCTACATGGTGAGCGGCGGCATACCGGGCGCGTGCGGCCGTTTCCCGATCTATCTGGAAAATTGCCCGTGTTGCGGTGCCGGCATCAAACCAACCCGCGGTTTCACGTGGGTGGATGGTGACGCGCTGGCCGCGGATAGTGTGTGCCTTGGCGGCGATAAAATGTGCGATACGTGCCCGATGGCCGAGCATCGAGAAATTGGCAAGTGCGGGTTGTTGTGGATCGGTGAAGCGTTTTACAAAACGTTTGCTGATTTCAATCGTGAGGCCATGGATTTGGGGATTAGCCGGCGCATCCCGGCCGTGCCCACTGATTTCGTGATTGGGCAAACGTACGTGTTGCTCGCGCACCGAAAATACGAAACCGATAGCGATGGCCCAAAGAAAATTCACCGGGCCGCCATCTTTGGTATTTTCAAACCGCAAGCCATTGAATACGTTGTGACGGGCAAGGAATCTTCAAGCGAAATTAAATCACTGGAAAAGCGTGGCCTAACGCCAGTGAAGATTGAACGGGTAGTGTACGAGTAAACGGGCCATCAACTTCAATTGAAACGATCAGAGCGAATACGCTTGCGCGAGCAAATGGAAAGAGATTTGCCCGGCGGAAGCACGCGAGACAGAAGCAGGGAATCAACCAAAATGAAAATCAACTCAATCAGCGCGCGGAATTTCATGGGCCGCGATATCGATGCCAAATTTACCGTGCCCATCACGGTGATCGTTGGCCGTAACATGAAAGGCAAAACCGGCATCTTGCGCGCCATTAAACTGGCACTGTTGGGATTCTTGCCGGGCAAAGGCAAAACCAACAAGGCCATCTTTGATGCGCTGGCCAGCGGCAATAGTATGTCAGTGGCGTTGGATTTGAGCGGCACGCATTTGATCGAACGCGCGTGGATGAAAGATCAGAAAACGGGATCAGTCAAAGCCGATCACCGGCCGGCCGCGGACTTGCCCGAAACGCCCATTGTGAGCTTGGACGCGCGCGCCTACTTTCAAATGACGGCGCAAGATCGGATCAAGTTAATTTTCGCCACGTTGCGCATGGATGATACGCCCATTGTGCAACGCGTGGCCAAGCTGTCACGCGAGTTGGAAACGGCCGGGTATGACGGCCCGGCGCAACTGATCCGCGGCATCATCATTCCCGGCGGCGATACGTTCCAAGGCTGGATTGATCGTGCGGTGGCGCTCGTGCAAGAAAAGCACAAAGAGAATGAGGCCACGGCCAGCCGGATGAACCAAACCATACAAGGCTTGGCGCATTTGGAAAATCAGGATGCATCCACCAATTTTAAAATGCTCGGCTCAGAGATTGAGAAAGAGCGCGGGTTACTGGAAAAGCTCGTGGCCGATCACGCCGGCGCACAGAAACCGTTTGAAGCGTTCAAGGTGGCCCGGCAACAG